CATTTAAAATGTCCTTATAGATTAAAGTGCTGTTTAAATATACAGCCATTAGGTGCAATCACAAGAGGTTTGTCGTTTATGGTTTGCGTTTAAGCCGCATGATCAACTTCCGCTTTTGGCACAAAGCAGACATGCCGGACCTTTTTGAATCACCCATCACTAAGCCTGCAGAGATGGGCGCGGTACATGTCGGTCCCTCGCCAGTTTTTTTCCCGTCGGGTTTTAATTAATTTACCGCTTACGCTTGCGACTGACTCTTAAGTAATTAAGATAGAAAGTGTTGTGTCATAGGTGAGCGCTCCTACCGCTCAGTGACGGGAGGATGTCTGACGGGATTGCCAGGCGTCGTCCTCAAAACATCGAAAACTATATAACAGCACAATACGCTACCACCGCGTTTTATACCTGCCCTCCTCCTCGGAAGGCAGGTATTTTTTATGCTTACCAGAAGGTTAGCAACCTCCGCTTCCTGCACAAAGCGGATTAACTTCAGATTAATGTCTGCTATGAGCGAAAAGATGATGCCGCGCAACATATCTTCTTATCGGGATTGAAAGGTCATGATACTAGGCGTATCAAAAAGACAGCACTTTTGCCATTCTATTAGGAAATGGAATTATGGCGGACAGAAGACCACTCAATCATGGCGTAGTTGTTCCTAAACCTGGCGGTGGTACCCAGCCCCGCGATCGTAACAATGATGGAGGAGTTCGAGAGAAGCGCTCGGATGCGGATAAACCACGTAAATAATGACTAGCCGCCTCTGGGCGGCTTTTTCTTATGATGATCCAGCCGTAAGCCGGATTCACCCTAATACTCAAGTGGGTTGTTGATACGCCAGCGTCCGCTTATGGCACGGAACGGACTCGTTAACTGGGCTAAAGGTCCGCTGTGAGCGAGGAGCGGACATTCCGTTTGCAACAGGGGTCAAGAGCGCATCGGAATGAAAGGGCCAATCAGATTCTTACCAATCAGAAGCGACGAAGATCTTTAATGGCTAATTCCTCAAATGACCTGCTAAAAAATTGTATTTATGGGTTGATTACTTACTGGCGTATAAGCATGCGTACCTGCTTGCCGCGATAGTTAACATAACCTTGAAACTGGAAACCAAAACGCTCAGCCAGATAATTTGAACGTTTATTTTCTTCGTCAATGATACAACATACTGGGGATGAAAATGTCTGGTCGGCCCATAGTAAAACTGCGGCCAGTGCTTCAGACGCATAACCTTTGCCACGAACCTCAGGAACCAACGTCCATCCAGCTTCAGGGTATTTTAACTCAGGTGTGATATCACGATGAGCATCCTGGAAACCAAACGAACCAGCATAACGACCTGTTGTTTTCTCAAACACTGCCCAATAGCCATACCCTAACGCATGCCAGTGCCCGATATAACGTAATAAGCGGGTCCAAACCATTTCTGCTGTTGGATTTTCACCGCCATTGATTTTAGCCATTTCAGGAGTGCTCCAGCACGCCATAAGCGTTGGAAACTCATCGAGCGTAAATTGTTTTAAAATCAGTCGTTCTGTTTCAAGTCGAGGCGCTTGCTGAACAGTCATCACTTCTCCTAGTTTTAGCATACTTGATGCGGCTGTTTTACCACCATGCACGTTTCTTCTTTCACGGGCAATGAAACTTTACCAGGGTCCGCTTCTGGCACAAAGCGGCTTGGCCGCTGGCCCACGGTCCGCTATGAGCGAGGAACGGACATCTTTTTTCAGGCGGGACACATCATGTTATTAGATGTGAAAGTAGTTACTAGCGCATAACTTTATTCCAGTCTATTTCATGGCCCGCAGCTTCAAGTTCACGAGAAAGTGATTGCTTCCATCCATTATGATCATCCATTATTTCCCATACAACTCCAGCAAAATCACTAGGAATTTCTAACGTTCCTTTTTTTAAGGCACAAACTTTTTCTCGACCAAGGTAACCGATAAAAAAACCTAACTCTAAAAGCACATTCTGACGTGCTCGAGCTTCAGGCACTCCACCTTTGACACAGCCTTCGTCATCTGGGGTAAGAAGGACAATCGCAAAACCTACGTTTCCATATTCAATGACTTTCTCAATGACCGTGCGGCCTCGGTTTGCCTGCTCGTGTAATATAATTGCCTCAAATCCCATACGCTCTAAAAAACGAGCCACTTTTTCACGTGAGCCTTCATCATGCCCGTGAACAATAAAAACTTTTTTTGATAAAGGTGATTTGAGCACGGCCTGTGTTACTCCTTGAGAATGAACATATTCTTTATAATCACGAATAAAGGGGATTATCAACTGACTGGTAAGCGCATGAATATTGCTGATAATCTTGTTGCTGACATAAAAATAAGTAAAGCTAAACTGTAAGGCATAGTTTGGATCGGAGCCAAACTTCCAAATTAAAAGAAGAGTCAAGCCCAACTCTTCTTTTTGATGTTCAGGCCAGTCAAGACTTGCGCTGCCAACCATAGATCCTTCAGATTCCGCACTTCTTTTAAGAAAACCTTCTAAATTTAAATCTTTAGTTAAATCAGCATTATAAGGTTCAAGCTCGGGATTTTTAAGGAGCTGCGAAAGCTTTTTTAGAGGCCGTTCATACGTTTGCAAATGTGAAGCTTGTAAATCTAAAACTACATTATTTATTTCTTTAAAAATGTCCTTAGTCATTACTCATCCTTATCCTCTAAGAGCCGAGCCTCTGCAGCACTTTGAAGTAAATTTTCACGGTATGCCTCTTTCATCTGGTCAGCCAACGGACCAATAATGGAATTAGAGGAGTAATGCCCGACACGTTCATCAACTATCTGATTAACCTTAATTATTGCTGCTTCAATACTTTCTGGGTTATGTGGATCAAATTGTACCGAACCCAGGTTGCCATCTAATTCTGCAAGTGCTCTTTGAGCATCTTTTAACTCTTTTTGAAGCTTGTCTAAGCCTGTGATTTTTAACATAGGGTCGCTCTTATTCACATTGTCACAAAGGTCATACAAGTATATACCGGCTCTTAAGAGCGTTCATAAAAAACTCAATAAGCTTCATAAACTATCAGCAAAGGATGAAACAAATGTCCGCTTCTGGCACAAAGCAGACATAAAAAAAGCCCCGATTAAGGGGCTTTGGAGAGCAAAGGCTAATGGCAACATCAAGCAAGAAACATCCGGTATGTAAATTACCAAACCCTTAGATTTATACAAGCTATTTTAGCGCCAACCTGAAACACTTTAACCCGCTAATTCTGGCAGGTATTAACGCCTTTTATTCCGCTTTCTGCGGTTCTGCCGGTGCCGCTGCGGCCACCAGCTCCGGCTCAGGCTGTGGGACGTCGGCTTTCATCTTTGCCAGCAGAATAGTGCGCTGTAATTGCGCCTTTTCGGTAGCCTCTTTCACCATGTCTTCATCCAGCCCGATAACTGCGTATTTATCGAGGCCTTCAACACGGAACAGGTTCGTTTCAGACACCAGCTGCTTCAGGCCAATTTCATTCTCCGGGGTAATGTAGAGCAGTTGCGGCTCTGCTTCTGCGCCGTCCGGGATGTACACATAAGCACGCTGGCCAACGCCGATTGCCTGAAGGAACAGGAGGCAAACTGCCAGAGGCAGTGAGGGATGTGACACGCTCATTGGCTGTAGCTTACCGGCCAGCAAGCCGTGTAGTTTTACGTCATATGGCCTGAAACGGCTGATTGTCTCCACGCGCCATGAGCCCGCCAGCGAACCGTCCACAAATGCCTCGCCAGTTGCATTCATAGCGATCTGACGCATGAGTAGTTGCGCAAAGCTGTTATCAAGCGTCGGCGCGAGGGGCAATGCGCCGGTTTTTTCGTTGATAGAGTTCACAGCATCCTGGCGGCTGGCGGCATCTTCCGGCAGTTCTTGTTGGTGTAACAGCCAGAAGCGATCGTTTTTGTTAACCCACACTGTCACGCCTTCAACGTTCTGCGGCTCAAAACCCAGCGCGCCCAACAGCGCAATCTCCACATCTTGCGGAAGGATCTCGCCCTTATCGTTCAGCTCAATCGCGGTTTCTTTATTGATAATGTATCTGGTCATGATCGGGCCTTATTTGGTTGTGGTCTTTCTGCTGGTGGAGGTGCTGCTGGTAGTATCGGTCGCTGCTGGCTCTTCAGTTGCTGCTGTCTCCTGCAACTCTGCCGAGGTAGTGGCCGTATGGTCCTCTGTCGGCGTCGGATCGGCCTGAACCGATGTAGAGGAGCCAAAGCCGTTATCGCCCCGGACGGTTTCTGACAGCTCATCGACTTCTTTCCAGGTGACAGGCTCGACTTTCTCGATCATTGCCTGCGCAATTACCATTCCGGCTTTTGGCTCAATGAACTCGCCACCTTCATCGGCAATCATGCGCAGTTTGATCTCGCCACGGTAATCGCTGTCGATGATGGCCACGTTGTTTGCCAGGCGCAGGAAGTTATTCGCCGCCAGCCCGGAGCGGGGATAAATCTTCATGCAGTAGCCTGCCGGAATCTCCACGGCCAGCCCGGTTGTGATCCACCATGCACGCGGCTGGCGTGCCGCGCCTGGCGTCTGTACAACGTTGAGTTTCACGTCCAGCGCGGTGATATCCCACGCAGCAGCGCCGTCTGAACCTCGGAACGGCAGTACTGCATCAGGGGTGAGGCGTTTGATCTTAACTTGTGGCATGGCTTTTCTCCGGTGATTTAAAGGTGTAATGGCGGCGCTTGCGGACAGAGTTTTCATAAAGGGGAACGTCTGTGTATTCCACCAGCCCACGGGCAATGAGTTTCTTAACTGACTGCAGGAAGAGGGAGTGACTTACATCAAATTCCTGACGCACGTTTCTGGCGGTGATGTACCGGTGCTGGTTGAGCAGCATCAGAATGTATTCTTCAATCTTCCCCATCTTCAGGGGCATCAGGCTGGTGGCATACGCGGCAGACACTGCTAGGGTGTACTCGTTGTCAATAGACCGCGTGATTAGCCCATTCTTCTGCAGGTCCAGCAGCGTTCCCCGGATGACGTGCGTAGACGTGTCAGGCAGGGCGCGTGTAAAGCGGCGGCGCGTGGCGATACGCTCATCTTTCAGCAGCAGCAGCACAGCTGAGGCTGTCTCCGGATAGCGGGCGCGAAAAATTTTAAGTTTTGGTAAAAGGCGCTTCAAAGTTCTGTTATCCTTGCCAATGGTTTATTTCGGATACCTACATCCAGTGGTTAACGTTTGAACCTGATTGATTGAACGGAATAAGGGAGCCAGTGATGGTTCCCTTTTTCTTTAGTCCTGAGTCCATTTCTCGCCCGTATCCACGCACACCACGCCGTGACACACACGCCCTTGATCGAGCCTGAAAGCCATGCCGCCCAGCCGGTTGCGCCTGCGATAGAATTGCGCGCCTGACAGGTAGGCATGCGGCACGCCGGAATCAATCGCCCCTTCCTCCGTACACTGGCCGTCTTCTGCATCGGCATAGCCACGCGCAAACTCGCTGAGCACTTCACGCCGGTCTTCAAAGCGAATAATTTCGCCCTGATCCGGATCGCGTGCGTACTCGATCGCGCCGGATTTAACGAGGGATGCGACGGTTTTGGGATGCCGGAATATTTCCTCGCCCCAGTACTGGCCGGTGCAGGAATCGACGTAGGAGCCGCTGGAATAAGTGCCGATAGGGTTAGAGACGTCGTGAGCCATAGCCACTGCCACAAAGAAATTAACGACGTTGCCGGTAACAGACATTATTTCCCCGCAAAGAGCCGTTCACGGCTGCTTAAGGTGTTGGTTTCCTGCCGGGTGAAAGCATCGTCCACCAGCCCAACAAACGCGGCAAATTCACTTCTGTAATACTCCAGTAGTTTATTTGCGGCGCGGTCGGTGATGTTTTCCACGTAATAGCAGGCGCTGTGTCGGTCGCGCCAGGGTTTATCGAGGGTCAGCAGCGGAACGGCTTCAGAGAGGGTATTAACGCTGAACTCCACCAGCACAACTCCGCCGCGCTCGATGGCGGTGAAGTTCAGCTGGTGGGCCTCAACGGTAAACGTTCGTGTCAGTAAGATTTTTTCTCTGGCCATCGGTAATCGCAGGGTGCGGGACGGCCTGAATTGTGGGGGATAAACCTTACCGTTACAATTATTATTTCTTTAGATTTCGATAAACTTAATTCTCTATTCTCCGTCAAGTATCCCCGACATTTTGCCTTTCTGACTTTCAGAGCGGCGCAGATAGCGCATGACCGTTTTCGGATCCTGCCAGGTGCCTTCCTGCATGATTTGGGTAATTGTTGCGTCGCGTTCGGCCATGTCCATCGCCGCACCGACACGGGCGCTGTGACCGGACCATTTCGTATAACGGCCTTTGTTATCCTGTACCGGGTCTTTCCCCAGCAGATCCCATGCGTCTTTGAAAATCTTCTCTGTTGCCGGTGCTGACATAGGCTTTTCAGACATGCCAGCCGTATTGTTATGGCGGACCGGCCCGAAAACCATCGCATCCGGATGATGGATCAGCCCGGAAAGGTCCAGCCAGTGCAGCAGATGACCGGCAGCGGCACGGCTGAGGTGCTTTATCACGCCCGCGGCCGTCACCATCGTTTTAGTGTGTGACAGGTTAATAACCACATGGCCACTGTCGCTGATATCGAGGTCGCGCACCCGGATGCGGCTGAGCTCGGACATTCGGCAGAGGGTGTTATAGGCGACAAACAGGAATGCCAGGTTGCGCTGATCGGTCAGCCGTTCGGAACGGCCCATGAGGTGCGACAGCAGCTGCAGGTCAGGAAGTCGGAATGGCACAGCCTGGCCGGTGCGCTCGCCCTGCAGAACGGCCTCGCGGCGGATGCGTTTCATGGAGCGTTTCAGGTCCACGCTTCCCCGGAGATCAGGCAGGCCACTTTCCCGGCATAACATGTTCATCATGGCATAGTGCTTGTCGATCGTGCTCGATGCCAGGCCGCTTTCTGCCATATCAAGAAAGTATTCCCGCGCCAGCTCAGGGTCGATCGGCAGATAGCCAACGTCACGCTCGTTACACCAGAAGGCCCAGCGACGGATGACAGATAAAAGGTCACGGAAAGTATTCTCGGAATAAGCGGCCTTATCTGCGATGAATCTCCGCAGATTATTAGCAATGTCTTCCGGAGTTAAATGCGTTAATTCTGCCGGGAGAGCGCCGGTCTTTATTTGAGCCAGATGTTTCATTTATATATTTCATCCCAAATCAGAGAGACAACGCTACGCGAAATCTACAAAAACAGCAGGGGTGTGATACGTCAGATTTCACGTAGCGACGCCGCATGCAAAACCGTTCAAAAAGCACGCAGTATGCCAGCGGCTTCGCTTATCTGATCATTTGATCATCAACCACTGATCAAGCATACATGAAACAGGGGAAAGTTTATATAAGGCTTATTATTTAAAGTTCCATTTTTCGTCACTTTTTGCCCGACGTGTGTCTTAAGGAGTAGCTAAATCGAAAAATTTGCAAATTCGTTACGTTATTGTTCGTGATCGCTAGGGTGCCTTCATATATGATCATTTGGCATTCATTTGATTGCTTTCCGAAACTGTTATCACTGGAAACCTTCGGGTGGCACGCGTAGTGCCGGGTAACAGACACACACTTTTTGCACACAGTTTCATTAGTGAGCCTGTACAGCAGAAATATCTGACAGAAGCCAAATGCAGACTATTCTTATTATTGCAATTCTAAGGAGAGTTAATTTTACATGGCTACTGTTTCTGTCTATATTCGCCTGCATTAAGTCCAGAGAGACTTGTACCGCTCATTAATATTTTTGGAATACGATTATGCCTAACTTCAGCGATGTAGAATTTGAAAAGCGTTATAAACATTTTCTACAGGTACAAAAAGAGTGGCTGACTCTCATCACGGACAACCAGATTTTCAGCGATAGAAACTCCATGGGTGAAGAATGTCGCCCGATTGGCTTCATCACAGACAAGAAAGCCTTTCAACGTGCAGAGCACCTGCTGGCTGACTGGCAGAGCTTTGCCGACCTGGCAGAAGAAAAGCGCAAAGAGCGCTCTATTGCGATCACCACGAACCTTTATCTGCCGGTTCCTGTCCTGATCACCAATCCAAAGCACGTTACTATTAACCGTTTCCGCGCAACGGCCACCGCGAACCATACCCGCGAAGATATCCTTAAGCGTTATGAAAAACAGCTTGCCAAGTTACGCAGGGTTCCATTCGCTGCCGGTGCGATCATGTCGCTGGAAGATGAAATGAAAGCGATTGAAGCTGCAGCGCCAGGCGCAATGTACCGCGCTCGCACCAGCAACTATTCTGATATCCAGGTAACAGCGCGTTACACCGACGATAAGAAAGATGAGGGCGAATCTTTCCGTTATGGCGCACACGGCATGCTGATTTACGGCGACAAGTTGGATAAAGAGCGTGATATCAAGCTGAACGTGACGAGCAACGGTAATTACACGTCGCCATACGATGCTATCTCACCCGTACCATGTTCAATCCTGCCTAACGCCAAGCTGTACACCATGGAAGACGTGGAATACAGCAAAGTGCTTGCCGCGCAGCGTTCCTCAGTGGCGTATACAGTGAACACACGCCGCGCCCAGTTCGAAAACAGGGCAAAGGCAAAGATTGCTAAGGCAAAAGACGCAACTGAAGCGCGTCTGTTTAAAGCTGAAATTGAAGAGAATCGCGATCTCCTGGCGAAGCTGGAGGCTTACGACTGGGCGCTGCTGGACAAGAAGGTAGCAGCCGGTGATACAGAACAGCTGACCATGCCTGAAATGCGTAAGCGTTATGGTGGTGAAGAGCCTCGTGCTGGAAAAAACATGCGCAATATGTATAGTTTACTGCGTGAGTTAGAGAGTAACCTGAAAAATCAGGACAAATAAAAAGCGATATTCTGCCGCCAGCAGGGAAAACGGAAGGGCGCATAAGCGCCCTTTTTTGTGGCTGCTATCCGGCCATTATGCTCGGTATATGTTCAGTTACTGACTACAGTGGTTGTCTGCTGGTGGTCAGGTCAGTAACGCATCCAGCTCTGACAGTTCATCCAGCTTGCTCTGTGTGAAATCAGCCATATCTTCGCTCAGTTCGGCCTCTGCCGGACGATAGCCAATCAGGAAGATGAAGCAGTAAGTATCCCAGCGGTCAGGCGACTTGATGTTAAGTTTCTGGCGCATCTGCGGCTTCGGCACCATCATGATCCGCCCCATTTCATCCATAAAGTACGGAATTTTAGCGGCCTGCTCTGCCGTATACTGTGAGATATCTATGCGCATCCTGCCCGACCGGATCGCATCAGCGGCCATGATATTCGACCAGGCGCGCTGGTTCTTGAATCGCTCCCTCACCTTCTTACTGAATGGCGGCTGGCCCCAGCGGATGCTGATAGCGTTAACGCCCCTGCGCTCCAGCTGCTTAAGCGTACCCGAACCCACGCCGTCACCATCCACCGCAATCGTAATGCCCGGATAGCGCTCTTGAGTGCATTCATTGGCGATGTAGTCACCGAATGAGATCGGGTCCATTGTGCCTGGCATTTCCACCAGCTTAAACGACACGACGCGGCGCGCATCACCATACCCGGATACCTTACAGATGTTGAGTATCGACTTATCACGCCCGTTACCGACGTCAGCGGTAGCAACCCAGCCCCAGCCCTTCTCCAGAAACACTTTGCGGCGGGCTGCGCGATCGCACTCGTCACGCCCCAGCAGATAGCCGCTGACATTGCGCGGGAAGCGTCCCAGCACCTTCACCATATACTCCAGTGAATCGCGCCCGCCGTACTCCACCAGTTTCTCCCGGATGAATTTCAGGGTAACGTGTGGCGCTTCTTCGGAGTTGAGCACAATGGCATTCCAGAAGCCGTTAGGGTTATCCGGATTTTTGGCTAACGAATGGTGCGAGTCATAGAAGTAACCACTGGGGCGAGTAGGCTGTGACATCATCAGCATGCGGTTATCGTCTTCTGTCAGCGCACCACGCATGATTGCGATCGCTTTGTCAGAGATACCCGACGCCTCATCGAGGATCAGCAGGATGTGTGCGGCGTGCTCACCCGCCAGCGCTTCCTCGTTACCCAGGCGATAGCCCTTACACAGCACCTCCCAGATACCCTTACGCGACTTTTCATAAAACATGGTGTCGGTCAGGGTGAAGTAGTTTTGTAGCCACGGGTGACGTCTGGCGGCGTTCGCCCAGTAGGTTTTGACGTACTTGAATACGCCGGTCTTAACCTGCCCGATTTTGTTGGCCACGATGATTACACGGGCATCCGGATACATGATCATGTAGATAAGCAGCATCATGGCCGTCAGAGATGATTTCCCCGTACCGTGTCCGGACGTCACGGTAGTCTGGCTCCCTGTCTCCTGTACGGAGTTCATGATCTCTTCCTGCTGCCAGGTGGGGATCATGCCAAATAGCTCAACGACTGCCAGCGCCCAGTTGTAACGGTAGCTGATAACCATATCCCGCCAGCGCGGGTCCGTGGTGACGCTCTTTATGCGCTTCTGACCACCCATCAGGCTTCGTCCTCGCCCGGAATAACCTCTATCTCAGGCGGTATGTCGTCTATGTCATCGCCGTACAGCTCCGCCGTGGCCATGTAGTCAAAGTTGCCGTTGAGATTACCCTCGCCCGCTGTTTCGCCGGCGCGGTTCTCTCCGTCTGCCTGGACGTCACCAAATCCGCCGCCATCAACCAGCGCTGCCACTTCCGCACGGCGCGACTCAACAAACGCCGCGCTGGTGGCCTGCTGTTCCCGAAACTTCCGCGCATCCCGGTCCAGTTCGTCCTCAGTGACCGCGCCGCGCTCATCAACTGGCGGTTCGGCGTTCTTGAGCTCGTTCTCAAGGCGTTTGGATAGTGACTCTGGCAGTTTGATACCGTGCCGCTCGATGTACTCCGCCGTCTCCAGTAAATCCCAGTCCTTTTCCTCGCGCAGCTGGTAGGCACGGCTGATCACCTCACCGGCGTTATGCGTAAGTGCGTGCTTCTCATTGTCGCGCCGGTTCTTATCTGTGCCGCTGGCGATCGCCGCTACCCGTGTGGCGTGGTCATTGACGAGATAGCCGACCTCGATCATCAGCTTTGTCATTTTCAGGATGGGATGTGGTCCGCCTCCCCCCTCATCATCGCCCTTTTTACCGCTCTCCAGGTTAACGGCTTCCAGCTCAAACAGATCGATTGCCCGCGCCGTGGTGCGCTTCAGGAGGTCCATGTGGGCCAGCGAGTCAAACAGCACCGTCAGGGCGCTGGCTTCAACACCTTCACTCAGTACCTCTAATGCCGCTTCATAATCCTCCGGCCGCGGGAAGCCGCGCCGGTTGGCCACCAGCTTAGTTTCATGTCCTTCCTCAAACGGTTTTCCCTCCCCGCGTGGCTTCGGGGTGTGCTTCGGGCGCCCGGAATCCTGATCACCGGTATTTATGATCTTTTTGGCATGTGAAGCATTGGGCTTTTTCTTCGCGCCAGGCTGCGCTGCTGTCTCATCGCGTGGTTCCAGCACCCCCTCTAAAGCCGCGCTGTGCCTGAGTTTTCGCCCGTTTCGTCGGATGATCAGGTCTTCTTTTCTGGTGTGATCATGTTGATGATCAGAAGCGTGATCACTCAAATGATCATGATTGTGATCACCAGCCTGATCACGCATTGCGGCCAGCGCTTTGCCGTTCAGCTCCCGGCGTGCGGTGTTAAACGGCAGACCGTAGTGCTCACAGTACTCTTTGACGGTTATCCCGCTCTGAGCCTTCTGCTCGATGAAGGCTTTTCTGTGGTCATCCCAGTTAACTTTGGACATGGTTTATCGTTCAAAAGAGGCCAATAAACCGGGATGGTATGGAGTCTGTAATTTGCAGTGATCACAATAATGATCAGGTACTACACAAACGCGCTGGAAAGTTACCGTTTAAGTGTCATTTTTTTAAAATTAGTGATACTTTTAAACCTCAATCAAAGTACGAAATAAACCACTGGATAATTTAAATGACTAATAAAAAAGCTGTTTTAGTAGCTGTAGATGCGGGTTCAGGTAACGTTACGATTGCCTATGAGGAAAACGGCCAATGGCTTTCCCTCATTACCCCTTCACTGGTCCATGAAGGCCACCAGCAGTCCTACTCAAACCATGCGTCAGCTACCTGGTTTACCGAAAATGATAACGGGAACGAAGCAGCCTATACCGTCGTTAAAAAGGGCTTTACTGACCTGTACGACACCTGCGACCCGGACTACCAGATTTCTGCCCCACACCGCGTGCTGGTTCACGAATGCCTGAAACGTGCTGGCATCGTGGATTGCGACGTCATCCTGGGTGAAACCCTGCCAATCGGTCAGTTCTACAGCGGCACCGGCGTTATCAATCAGGACCGTATCAACCGCAAAGTTGAAAGCCTGAAAAAGCCTGTTCGCAACTACAGCGGCGACGTCGCGCCAGCGCGTATCAGACACGTTGAAGTCTTCCCGGAAGCCGTACCGGCGATTCTGGCCGCACAGACAGAGTTTCCTGATCTGGAGCAGGCACAGACCATTCTGGTGATTGATATCGGCAGATTCACCTGTGATATCGCTATCGTGGATGAAGAGCTGGTGCCAATTAAAAAGGCCAGCTTTGAGCACGGCATTCAGAAGATGATCAACCGCGTTCTGGTGCTGCTGCAGGAGTTTGAAAAGACTTCCGGACGCTCATTCAACGCAGAAGAAATTCCGGTTGGCATCGTGGACGACATTATTCGTCAGGGCTATATCGGTTCACGTATGGAAGCCGCTAAAGACAAGCGTATCGACGTAACCAGCGTTATCGATCAGGCTGCGGGTGAACTGGCGTCAGAAATCTGGCGTGACGTGCGTTCTTTACTGCGCAACGTAATTGCCCTTGATGCTGTTCTGGTTGTTGGTGGCGGTGCTAACTATCTGGCTGGCCGTCAGGCAGGCCTGAGCGACCATACAGCTGACTGGCACGATATGGTCATCATTCCGGCACAGCCAGAGCTTTCCATTGCGCGTGGCGTATTCATGGCGCTTATGTCGTCAGAGGATGAGCTGCGCGAAACGATCAAAGAGACGGCAAAAGTAAGCGATATTAAAAGCCGCGCCAGCGATAAAGGTTAACTATGAGTCAGGTATTAAGATTAAGTGGGCTGGAGGACGACGGGTTACTCACCGGCGCTGCTCTGGCTGAATATAACCGGTTACAGACCAACGCGGCGAAGCGTAGCTACCTGGTGCGGCTGGTACGCAGTGGCTACGCGCTGGATGAAATGGGCTTAAGTCCCGTTATCGAACTGTTGCAGACAACGGACGGAAAGAAGTTCCTGAAAATGTCTGAGCGTGAGCGCCTGCAGCGTCTGCTTACCATGATCAGCGCTCTGCTGGGTGAAAGCGCTGGTGTGCCGGTTGCTGCTGCGCCAGCAGGCGTACAGTCAGCCCCACCAGCGGCAGAACAGTCTATGCCAGAGTCAGTAGCGCCACCAGCAGCAGAAGCCCTGCCAGCTGAGCCGGTAGCTACTGCCAGTGAGCCTGCGCAGCCCGTTGCTGCTCCTGCCCGGAGTACATCTGAGTCATCAGACGATGATGATAAGCCACAGGCATGGGGCGGTCCGTCAATGGCTAAAGCAGGCAAAGCACGCAGCCTGCTTGCGGCTAACAAAAAGAACGCCGGATAGTCCTGATTACCTTAGCCCCGTTCACATGAGCGGGGCATTCTCTATCCTTCCCCTTCTGCACATATCCATCAGTTCCCTTGCCATTGCGCACACCGACATTTGCTCCATTTCCTTTTTCTGTAGAACCTGCTTCGTGGCGCTTTCCACACACAGCGAACCGTAATTGAGATCCTTTCTTCCGCGTACCTTGAAGATATAGCCGTTCATGGCCTCCAGCCGATACTGGCGGGGATACGCGTCGGGATGTACACGGCATTGTGCGAACGGCGAACGAACAAAGGAGCGCAGGATATTGGAGATAATGCCGGTATTCACCACTAAGTGCGGGTATTCAGTTTCCACCAGCTTAGTGACTTCGGCCACTGTCATGTAGTCCCGTCTGCGTATTAACAGATCGGCTACCTCTATACTGCTCACCTTTTGTTCCATGTACTGCTCCGCTTGAATTGACTACAAGCAATTCTAAGGATTGTGTAATCCGAGCAAGTGCGAACGATGTAAATATCGCCATTATTAGCAGGTATGAATGGGTTTTCAGGATGATTCTGGCTATGACAGGCGTAAGGCTAAACTGGCTGGTGGGCTTTATAAGGATGTGAAGATCGCAGTACTGGCAGTGTACTCCAGCACTCTTAACGGCCTTCAGTAGTGCCACAATAAGTTATAGTTCCGGGCTGTATTATCACGGATAAACCGGATGTGTTACTTAGAGTTTGAACGATGCGCAATGTTTTCCGGGTGCCGGATGAGGGTATTCACCCGGCGATCGTGTATCAGGTGGTGGCTAACTACTCTGAATCATAAAGTTACTATGTCACGTCCAGACTACTGATTATCATTGCCTCTATTAGACCAGCTTCCAGTCGCATGCGAGAAGATCGGTAGAAGCAGGCGACCAGTCGGAGACAGTCAGCATTTCGGCGTCAATAAGTAAAAGCTGAGGCATCTGCGTGACAGTAGCCTTCGGATTACAGTCAAAGTAGCGAGCCGGTACGCCATACAGGTCTGCCCCGCTCAGCGCTGAGCGTATCATGCCTCTGTTGAGTCGCAGATAAACACCCTTTCCCCATGCTTCTCGCGCCACCTTACAGCCTTCTGTCAGCCATAGCTGGGCCACGGCCAACGGTGCATGCTCCTGCCTGAAATTCAGTTCGCCCTTCTCAATCATCGCTTCATTATGCAGGATCAAATCGTTCAGCTTAATCAGCGCGACACAGGCGGCGTGGTTCAGGGTTTCGCCATAACCGGTCATTGTCAGGCCGCTTTTGCTGATAACGGCGGCATATCCGGTGTTTTTGGTCTCGGACGTATCTGTAATGGTGTATCCAAGACGGGCAATGACCGCCAGAAGTGCCATATAGTCGCCTGCGTAGTCAGCTTCGGCGTCTGCGAACATAGCGATCGTGGCATTTAATTGTTGAGCGGTCATCATTATCAGTAGCCTCGTTTTTGTTTGCGCTTATGCCCTGCTTGTCTGCGTTTCTTTTCGGTGGCCCGGTGCTGTTGTGCTTCCGCAATGCTTGTGGCCAAGCGACGTATTCCCTGTTCGATCTCTTCCTGCGCCGGTGGCCTGGTATCGCTCACCAGCAATGTTCTTACCTGCGGAACGGGAACGGTTGGGGGGCGGCGGGCTACCCAGCTGAGACTTCCCATCAATGCGCCCATCAGTGCGATCTTTTTCATGCGTTTTCTCTTCCTGCAGGCGTGCAGAATCCCCGGCAGGTGCCGGTGATTAAAGTTCACCTGGTTAAGTCCGGCGTGGGATACGCACGGAGATAATCTGAAGCCTGCGCCGGCGCGTGGCCGGTTGGCTGTAATAGGATTGTGCTGCCCGGATTCGAACCGGCTACCGTCCGTCTGTCCCCATCAGGCCTTACGGCTATTCAATGAAACGGCGGCTGCTCCCCTTAAGCGACAACACAACGGTCGAGAACACTGAGCAACCACGCGCCAGGTGTTATTTTCAGTCACCTGCCAGTGTCCTCGCCGTTATGGGCTGGACTTTACCAGCAGTCACGGCGTGTTGAGGTCTGCCGATACCCTGCCCCGCCACCAGCCAAATTAGCCAGTAAACAGGGCATCGCCTGGTGTTGACGTGTAATGCATGGGGGGCTGGTGCCACCAGCTGTCCGATACGGAATCTACGGACGGGTCATGTAAAGGAATTTGCAAAACGTCAGGTAACTGTTCCGTCCCGCGTGCGCATAGCCGCATTCCCCCATTTGTGAGCGCGCTGACAGAGGTAATCTTTCGCCAAACGCCAGTAAAACGACAGAAGCACCAGCGCGCTCACAAATGGTGATCCCTTACGAGGATCAGGCGGGAACATGTTTAAGCCTCATGGGGCGTTCTATGCGCGGGATTAGTCCATCAACCGCGTTCACTGCCATGACAGGAGGGGCTACTTGCCGTTCACCCTACTCATAACACACCCGGAAAAAGCTAATAACCGGGTGCGGCCCGTTACGAACTGGTGCAGGTTGGCGGAATTGAACCGCCGACAATGGAACACTCTACCGACTGAGCTAAACCTGCTGAATAATTGCCGGTGCATACCCGGCGCGGACACTTAGGTATCTGGTCAACCTGCCCGCTTGCGTAACAAATAGGTGTGGAGGCACCTGCCAGATTTGCATTGCGTTTGCCTCGCTGCCGAAGCGTTTCCCCGTTTCAGCCGTCAGCACACCTTGATGCGCTCACGGCTGAACCTGAAAAAAAGCCCGGAAACTACCGGGCATAAAATCCTACACACACAGCAAAGCCTACTCTGGAATAGACTTTGATATGTGAAAAAACGCGGATTAAACAGACAGTTATGCCTAACCCGCCAAATGCCTACCATGATTGTGTATAGAGTCGTGATTCCCTTGTCAGCGGGGAGAAATGTACACAAAACGGAGTTATGAAGCAATGAAAATCTAAGAGTTTTCTTAGATTTTCAAAGCGAATGTAGAGAGGTATATGAGAGTTACCGGCGCTTTGCTTTCGGGTTTGTAATGTTCTCAATATCGCCGTTGGCTTTCGCCCATTTTATGCACCAGCTGTTTACGGCAGCGCGGATCTCCATCACAGAAGCCTCGCTTAGCCCCTTCACTTTCGCCAGCTCAGCAGGCAGCTCGCCACCAGCATCGGCAACCGTCTCATATCCGGCCTTAGTCAGTGCGTTAAGGGCGCGTGTCGGTATGGCCAGCTCAGAGACCGGCGCGGCTTTGCCATCCAGAATGCGCTGGTGGAGACGCGGGAAATCCTGCGCTACGCGCTTCATGATCCGTGCGTGGAGCTCGTCGTTAACAGCGGTATCCCACATCGGCTCAAGATCCGGCAGCAGGCGGAATACCGGATTGCCCCATATACCTGGCACTACGTCCATTGCCAGCATCATCGCGGTGCGGATCTGGAAATGGAAATCAGCCGTCTCAATAGAGACGTCGCGGATGCCGTGGAAGACGCTCAGACCAAAGTGGAAGTTGTAGATATAGCAGCCCACGTCACCGGAGCCGTCCGGCAGCTGAAGCAGGAACTGCTGCACGTCTTCCCGGCCATCGTGAAAATCGACGCGCTCTTTCAGGTGGTTATACAGCGCAGTTGTCTTAAGCAGATCGTTAGCCGTCTCAGCGCGCTGGCGGCGCTCATCGCCTACAACCTTATCCGCGATGTTCAGTTTGCTCTGTAAGTCCTGGCGTTTAACGCTTTCCTTTTTGCGGTCAGCGCGCATTTGCGAAATGGTTTTGTCCCGCTCGTTCAGGTCAGTTGCCAGGCGTTCAGGGTGCTTACGGCGATACTGCGAGTGCTCCTGATTCAGCGTGGCCAGGGCCAGCTGTGCGGTCGTCAGGGCTGACTCCATATTCTGCAGCTTCGTTTCCGCTCTGATTGCGCGGTTCTCTGCTTCCAGCACGCTTTCTTTTGCCGCGTCTCTGGCTTCTTCAATGGCGTTCTGCGCATCAAGACGGATTTTCGTTACTTCGTTATGCAGTGCGGACTGCACGGCCAGCTGCTGCTGTACCTGCTCCAGCGCCTCTAACATCAGATTGTAGGTATCCGCTTCATAATTGAGGCGCATACCGATATCGATCTGGATCTGCTCCAGCGCATTAGTGCAGTTATCAAGAAGGCGCAGCTCTAGGTCATCGAGCGTCAGGCGTTTACGGACGGAATTAAGCTGGCCGTAGGCGGTGACAAAGGCCTGGTGAAGTACATCGTCATCAACGTTGCATTCAGGAAGATTTTGCAGCTGCTGGAGTGGAGCGAGAGTTGTCATAGTGAGAATCAGATCCGCGTTTGAATTGCGGCAGATGATAACTCGAAATTAACCACTGTCTAAGGATTTTCTTAGATTTCGTTGAATGATTGAAAGGGTGTCTCTGGTGGCATTGTCATGGACTCCGCCACCAGCAGTGGATTACAGCAGTTTTAGCGCCGCTATGACTACGGCGGCTACTGTGACAATCATCAGCACATTCAGCAGTACAGACGGCGCTTTGATCTCGCCGGTCTCATACTCTGCCTGCGTCATGCGGCCCAGGTAACTGTGCGAGACCAGCACTGCGTTTTCGTCAAAACTCAGCGTAACCCGGACATTCTCCAGCACCTGACGGGATACCTGTCGCGTGGCCAGCTGGACCACCCCGGATCGCATCTTGCCGTTGTCGCCCATGTAACAGACCGAATGGTAATGAAACGGCTTATTCAGGCCCATCAGCTGATAACTACCCAGTCGCAGACTTGCATATCTTGAATGCTCAGATCATGCATTTCTGTAGTGCCGTCCGGATGAGTCAGCTCCAGCACGTCACAGCCTTCATGCTCCTGCTCCAGCGACACAAAATAACCCGGCTTCCACGCTTCACGACGCATCAGCAAAGCCGGATCTTCTTTCATTTTCAGCAAGGCCTGGTAATAGCTGCACGCAATGGCACCGATACCAATTTTGCTCAAAGATTCGATCTGTGCCGTAGTCATGCGTCCGCGTCCTTCTGTTAATGATTTTCTCAAGATGTAGCTAATCCCCTTCACGCCGCCGAAATAGTTCAGCTGGCGGTTGCTCATGCCGCTGCGCGTCATAAGCTCCTGCTTAGGTACTTTAAAAATGCCGACTTCCATAGCCATGTCGGCAAAAACCGAAAGCCCCCGGCCTAAGCTGTCGCGCGTTTTATTGCGGCGCGCATACTGCTCAAACGTGGGGCATCCGGTAAAAAATTGCGCATCAAAAAGCACTTATTTGCTCCAGAAACCGTCGTTCTCATGCGCTGGCATTGCTTCACCGGCTGTGAGAACTGCGTACTGCTCCATCACCCTGATCGTATCTTCAGGTGAAAAAGATAAAAGAACGTAATACCCCTGCGCCTTCAGGCGACGCATCCACGTCACCTGCTGCTCTGAAGGCTTACGCTTACCGTGTTTCTGCTCTACCCGCATTCCGTGATAGATGCCTGCCGGTATTTCCAGGGACATATCCGGAACGCCCCGCTTTGCGCCCTCAGCCTCAATTGCTGCGGCGGTCGCCTTTAGGCGAAATCCTCCGTTAGGTACGGCATACAGATGGTCATAAATAACCCTGTTGTGACGGTGAAAATGGTCAAAGATTCGAACCTGATCGTAGTGCTCTTGCCTGCCTTTGCGCAGATCGGGTTTTTTGACGAGAGCGGCCAGCGCTTTTGCGTGAACCGATATTTCAGTAACTGCTGCTAACCAGGCAGACGCTTTGCCGGATTTTAACGACGCTCCACCAGCAGATTTATCAGCTACTTTTGGACGGGTTTTTTGGTTTTTCTTGTAGGAGTGCAACCACTCTTCACTGAAGCGCATATCCGGATTTGCCAACCGATGATTAAATAGTCTAAAAGATGGATCTGCGTTGGGGGGTATTTTTAACGCTGAGACGGGAAAAAACAAGCCTGTAATCTACATCTTTCAAAGATAGTGATTACAGGCAGTTATCAGTTTACTGGTGCGCCATCCACATAAACATCAGGGTATAGACAAGACCGGTTGTGGACAGACCGAGTACAACGAATTTGCCGATCATATTAGGAATCGTTGTGGCTTCAGCTGCTGGAGCCTTGTTTGGAGTGGTATTAACAAAATCACGCTGCGCAAAATTAATCATGGTATATTCTCTTTGTTAGGTGCAGGGGTGTACGTCGCCAAACTGAACCCCTGCAAAGTGAAAGCCCGGCCATATGGTCGGGCTTTTTCTTTGTCGCAGCCTTAGCTGCTTAATGCAATCTAAGGGTTTTCTAATTTACCGTCAACAAGATTCATGACTTTTCGTCACTTTTCACCTGCAACAAGGCTCCAGAGGCAGTTTTCATGCGCTCAAGTGCATCCTGCAGGGCGAAAATCCAGCTGGTTTTGTCCAGTTCCCGTACCCGCTTGACCCTCTCCTTTGTGTAGGGATTAATGACCCATACCCATGTTTCAATGTCCTTGCGGTCGCGCATTGTGAATACCCCAGTCGGGGGGTAAAAATTCAGCTCCGCGCCATTGGCATAGGCATAGGCTTCCAGTTCCTCCAGCTTGAGGTATTTGTTTTCTCGCGGCACGGTGTCTCCTAATATCTTCTTTTCTCTATGGATTCATCATAGCTGACGTACAGATAAGGTTCAGTATCATCCGCCGACGGCACAACAGGAAGCAGATGGTAAGCACTGAATACTGCATCGTTCTCAGTGCGCTCGTCAGCATACAGATGAGCAGCAATGATCGTGAGGGCAGGACGTGAAAGTGAATATATTTCAGCGATGTCACTTTCAACTACCTGCCCAAATTTAGTAGTACGTTCCAGCAATAACGTTTTAATCGCAGGCCACCATGGGCCGAAAGCCCGGTATGCGAGTCTCGCACTGCTGACGCGCTTTACTAAATTTTCCAGATAGTTTAGTGAAAATGCTTCTTCGGTTCGCCCGTCCAGTGCCAGCGGTAGCAGGCTCTCGATATAGGTTTCAGTCGGTTTAATGGTATCAATCAGTGTGGTCATATTAGACGGCCCTTGCGGGCCGCTCCTGAATTATGCGTTTACAATATCGCTGCGTAACGCATCGAGATCATGGGAGGAAGGGATAAGCCAGGCGGCTTGTGTGAACTCGTTTCCGGCTACCGGATCTTCTTCAAAGTTCCAGAATTTCGCGCCGTATTTCTCCTTTATGAGGTCACGCACTGCTTTACGCTTGAGTACCGGCGGCGTGTCGCTGGTATCCGTCAGCACGTAGGCACCACCAGCCGGGAAGTCGATTTTAAAGGTGCGGTTCCTCCACTTGCGCGAAGCCACCAGCTCCTGCTCGTTTTTCATGACCTGGAAGCCATCGGACTGCTTCTGTACCTGTGCGGTGCGCACGGTCGTTGCCGCTGCCGCTGCTAGTCTTTGAGCCTCGTCCCGGCGCGCCTTCACAGCATCAGGTGACAGCTTGCCGGTAATCATCCCTTTGTAGTCATCCCACGTTACAGCGTAATCCCGGTATCCGCCTTTCTCGATCTGCTCCAGCCACGCATAAACCTCATTTAACCGGCTCATAATGGCGGAGGATGAGGTAAACGTTTCGGCACTGATCGCTGCTTCATCGAGCGCGCCCAGTGAAACGCCGGCACGCAGATAAACTGCCGCAGGCGATTCGGTAATGGTGGCCGGTCGTGTAATGTCAGATTGTGCGTCAAACTTTGACTTAACCAGCAGCACAGCAACCCCTGCCTGGCTGTCACTTTCGCTCATCTGGCGGAACTGCTGCAGCGCCGCGGCGGCATACTGCTCTGTCAGTGACCTGATTGCCTGCATCTTGCCGTCGGCCATCTCGTTACGCAGCTGATCGAATATCACCTCATACTCGTTACGGTTGGAGAAACCTTCCATACCGTTACGGAACTGGCGAACACTGATCACGTTGCTCCAGTAGTAACGATCCTGCGCTGCGCCCAGGAAAGCGGCGTGCGCTTCTGCATCCGTTGCGCCGGTCATCGTCCGCTTTCTGGAGTCGTTTGCTTCAAACTCAGCCACCAGCCGCTTAAAGACTTTAACCACGTCCGCCATGCCCGCCTGCTTCCCGTAAGCCTGCAATGCCGTGTCGTAGTTGCGGCCAAACATCGCCTTAAAGAAACCCTGCGCGCTGTAGATGTTGTTATCCACGCTGTACTGATAAAGCTCGCGCTTCAGCTGCTCGTCGCTGTGGTCCGGATACAGCCACGTTTCAGCCGGTCGCTCTTCGCTGGCGCTGATCGTGCCGCTGAGGTAAGCCAGTTTCAGCCTGCCGTCACTGTCGCGGTATAGCCATCCGTCTGTGCGCACATTCAGGACGCCCGCGTGAATGGCCGCGTAGAAGTCAGCACGGCTCAGCGTGTCAGCCAGGTCTGTCGGCTCGATGCCTTTCGCAGCTGTCTGGAGCGCTTTTGCCTGGTCACTGGTGATATCCACGCGATCGCCCACCAGCGCAGACGGCATTTCAGCTAAGCCGCCTACGTTCGGACCGGTATAGCAGCGCAGCGGCTTATGGATAAGCTCTACCTCAACCGTATTTTTCTCCGGGAAGAATTTACGAATCTGGAATACGCCCTTTTCTTCGCGGTCATCGTTGAGCCAGATTTCATATGTCGCGCCAATTCGTAGCAGCTGGCCATCAGGCAGTTTCATGTACTGCTCCGGGGCGCGCAGCACGTCCGGATCGACTTCAAGTGTGCCTGACTTAATGGCGCGCTCTACTTCCCCGCGGGAGCGCTTGATGGTGCTGGCCGCACTTTTGGAACGAGTGAGTGCCTTACGTGCGCCGCCCAGCTCCTGCTCCAGCTTCTTCTGCTTCGCCAGGCCATCACGCAGTGCAGCACGCGCTACGCGACGATCCTGACCGCGCCATTGATCCGCTGACCGTTTGCCATACTTCTCAACTTCAAGGTTATAGGCGGCTTCAGCTTCGGTGACATCCTCGCGAAAGCCATCAACATCGCCGTTGATCGCATCAAAGGCAGCAGACAGCTTGGTAATGTTGTCTTCCAGTACTTCTACGGGGGTAGCAGCCGCAACGCTTGCCTTCAGGTAGATATCCAGCGCGGCAGCGGCTTCACGCTCGGCCTGCTGGCGGTCCGCTTCACGCTTAGCTTTCAGCTGTGCATCCACGCGAGCGCGGCGCTCTTCCGGGTTAGCGGCCAGCAGCAGGCTCTGCTCTTCTTTGGACTCCACATCACCGTTTCTGATGCTGGATACGTCAGATTTCATGACGTCGTTGATCCAGTTTTTCTTGCGCTGCAGCGTCTCCAGGCGGAACTCGTCAAATGACCCTTTGCCACAGTAGTAATGCACGCGCATGGTGTCGCGCTCAGAGCCCACGCGGGCGCCGCGTCCGTTACGCTGGTCGATACTTGCTGGCGTCCAGGGGAGTGTCAGATGGTGCGTATCGGCGGTGCCTTTGTGCAGGTTGATCCCCACTTCGGCCTTTTTATTGCAGATGATGATTGGCGTGCGGCCTTCGTTGTAGTCGGCGGCGATCCCTTCCATACCGGCCAGCGAGGCGTCACTCATTGCGGCCTGATAATCCTCATAGCGCGCCAGATCCTGATAATACTTGTCCCATGCACCGTCCTTAAAACTGCCGTCCGCTTTCTCCACCGGCTCAACCGGTTTCTTCACGGGCTTCACTTTCACGCCGGACGCCTGGCTGACTGTTGTAGCGTTGATAATGCCTATCTGCTGCTCTGTCAGGCCCAGGGCGCTGGCGATAATGCGGCGCAGCTTGTTGTGCTGGGACTTCTCATCCATGAAAATGATCTGCTTACCGTCCGGCAGGCCTGCCTTCAGGTTCTCAATCAGCGCGGCATACTTTGGCGGTACCGGGTGTGAGACGTTTTGCATACTGATACCGGCAGCAGCGATTGCGTCCAGTACCTGCTGCTCCAGCGTGTCGCTCACCACCAGCTCCACGACGCCCCCGCGATCCTTCAGCGTGGTTTTGACTACCTTGCTGGTGCGCGTATCGGTAAGGCCGGTTTCCGCATCCTCAGCTGTCTCTTCATCATCACCGGCAAGCAGCTGGCCACCGGCCTCACCCGGCAGCGCACGCGCCACCTGTTTCGCTAGTTCTACGTCCTCTTCACGGAAGCGGAACGTGATAGCGGAGCGGTACAGGTCCGGATCGATAACCACCTTATCCATGTCGCGGATAACAGAGAAAATGAAATCGTCGTCGTTCTGCACAATGGAAATGTGGCCGTCACCATTGTCCTGTACGATTTCCTTCTGCCCGATACGGCTGGCGCGCACGCGGAGCTCTTCATAAAGCTCCTTCTGGTCCCGCGTCATCGGCACGCCAACGGTTTTCTCGTCGAGGCCTGGGATCTTCACGCTGTCTTTCACGTCAGCAGCAGATTTAAGCGTCGTCCAGCGATGGAAGATGCCGCGCAGACCATCAAGGTTTTTGAAGCCTACCAGCCCCTGCTTGTCCTCCAGTTCGCCTGAAATCTTCTGGACAGTAACAGTGTCGGTTTCACCGAATACGCGCACAAAGTCATCCGGCGTCAGTATCCCCATCGCCTTCCACTCATCCAGCGACACGACGTGTGACAGCATGTTAAAGGCGTCAATCGGTGAGTTAACCAGCGGCGTTGCGGTCAGCATAACGACGCCGCGGCCGTTGTACTTTTTCATCATGTACTGGCTTTTTACGGCCATATCGCGGGCAATCTTGGAGACAGACGGATTAGGCAGGTAGGCCAGCTGGCCTGCTTCGCGTCCGGCGCTGTGCGAGTTGCGGTAGTTATGCCCTTCGTCTGCGATCACGCTGTCAAAGTGCATATCCTCAAAGTAAGGGATCTGGCTCTTTTTCTTCGTGCCGGTATCGGCGGCTTTGTCGCGGAGTTTGTTACGGGACGTGGCGGCGCGGTGCGTGGACTTCATCAGGTCCGTGCGGCCATTCTCAATCTGGTTAAAGACTGCCTGGCTGGAGTTTTCCTCAATAGTCTCCGGGCGCATCGGGATATCGCCAAACTGCTCTTTAGTCATTACCACGGCGCGGTAGTTGGAGACCGGGATCATGTTCATGCGCTCAAGCACAGTGGCGGCCGCGGACTCTTTCACCACATTACGCATCACCGGCTGGCCGTCTTTGTCCAGTTTCGGCTCGTTGTTCTCGTCACGCTCCTGGGCTTGCATGATCTGGCCATCTTCACCGCGCACTTCATCCAGCCCGACAAACAGCATGTTCTGGAAGGCTTCGGCACTGTAGAAGCTCTGCGCTTCGTGATACCAGTTCTGGAGGACGGCTTTCGGCACGACGTAAACGGTACGCTTACTGCGCCCTACCTCGTAGTTGTAGGCTTCCAGCGCCAGCGCCGTCGTGGTTTTACCCAGGCCTGTTCCAAAGCCCATGATGCCGCGGCCGTCTTCTGACAGGCGCCGGACTTCGGCATTCTGATAGCTCAGCGGGAGACGTTTGCCGCTGATCTGCTGCAGCTGCAGCGAGGAAGAAGAGTGCTCAAACGGAACGTAGCCGTTAAAGGCGTCGTTGTAATCACTGACAACGTTTTCCACGTCCGGATGCGTGCGAAGCCAGTCATTGAAATGCGACTCCAGCTCACTGATTCGCTTCAGGTACACATTGGCGTTTACCCCGCGTGGCTTCACGCCGTTGAGGTAATTTTCCAGCTGGTTGTAGAAGCCGTCTTTGTAGCTGGCGCGCTTGAACTCGGTCACGCCGCCTTTGCTGGTGACAGATCGAACCTGATAGCCAGAGAAAACGCCGTCCTTGCCCGCGTAGTTGTCTTCTGCGGTCAGATAGCCATTGTCGTTTTCCAGATCCTGCGAGTATTTGAAGTCATCAAAGCCCTGCTCGATCAGGAACTCTTTGATCAGGCGACGGTCCAGCCAGCGGGCATTGAGGTTTACCGTAATGTCTTCAACCGGCGTGTGCTTGCGCTTCTCGTTAATGGCTTCCAGCTGGCGGACATAGTTCGCCTTTACCGGGCCGTCCGGCGCATCATCAATCAGCCCCGCCAGGCGGGAGACTTTGCCACGCACGTTGCCGCTGGTGGCGCGTGCCAGCGGCATGATGTTGCAGTTGCCATCAAGGGCGATCTCCGGGAACGTCGCCAGGTGCGCCAGTAGCGCGTCGTCATCTTCCGGCAGCTGGCCGGTAAACGCGGCACGGAAAGCGGCCAGCGCAACCGGGACCATATCAACGTCGCTGAAAAGGTGTGATACCACCTGCTCCGGGCTGGAGAAATCGACTGCCACGGCTTCGCTGCGGTCAATTGTGCCGTTCAGCAGCGCTGACAGATCGCCCTCACGGCTCACGTTGGCCTGAAAACTCAGCCAGCCTTTCGCGCTGGCGTCAGACAGCCCCGCCAGTTTCAGGCCTTTCGGCGTGCCGTACTGGCCCACTTCTTCGCTCACCAGGCGGGCAGCGTCGGCAATGATGCCGCTGGCGTCGCCGCCCAGCATCTGCGTATTCAGCGCGTCATTGATACGCAAACCGATGATCGAGGCACGCATAACGCGCCAGCGGTGGCCCGGTTTCTGCTGCATGGCGAAACGGATCGCAGCATGGGTGCGATCGTCAAACAGCTGGGGGTATTCGATGCTGGCGGCGTACAGTTCGCGGCTATCGAGCGACAGCATGCCGTTAATGGTGCGCGTTTTTGTCTGGAGATCGCCAAACGTGGCCGCGCCGAACCGGTTCGCATCAATCCCACTCGATGCCGTGGTGGCGTCTTTGATAAACCGGGTGCCGTCGTAGGTGTGCCAGACGCCAGCCAGGAGGCGCTTATCGCCTTCAACCGGCGACTGCCAGACAGCAGCAGCGGTACCCAGCTGATCCCAGTCAATGCGGCTGTCAAAGCGGCGTGACAGTGCGGCCTTCATGGCCTCATTGGTCAGCTGGCCATCTTTTTTGACCACCAGAATATTATTGAAGTCAGATCGCTCGGTTTCACCGTGAACAAAGCGACGGCCTTCGGTTTCAAACCACTTGCCCCGGATGAACGTTGGCCACAGCACGCTTGCCGCCTCAAGAGACTGATCATCGCTGTCATGAACCAGCTGAGTCAGCGCCTCGGTATGCTTACGCAGTACCCACACATCCACCACCGTTGCGGTGCCGCTTTCGGCAAAAGTGCCGGACGGCATGCGATGCGCGCCCAGGAACTCCGCCACGCGGGAGACGCGATCGCGCAGCTTCTTGTTGTTGCCGCCGCCGTCGGTCATGCCGTTAGGAACCACCAGCACCACCAGCCCGCCGTACTTCACCTTGTCGATGGTGCGCATCACAAAGTAATGGCCAACGTTGGTTTCATCGCGGTAAGCCGGGTCGAGCTCGGCAAAGCCTGTGCGCGAGTCGCCAAACGGCACGTTACCTACGGCGTGGTCATAGCTGTTATCCGGCACGGATGCCGCCAGCTTCTCAAATGCGCCCAGGCGAACATCATCCTCCGGGTGCAGCAGCTGGTTGATACGTCCTGACGTGTCAGAAATCTCTGCTGACGTCATCATAGCGCCAGCTGGTTTTGTCTCCTGAAAAACGCCGGTACCGGCTGACGGCTCCAGCATGTGACCGCTGGTAATACCGTAATCCGAAAACAGATCCCATATACCCTCGGCCATGAATGGCGGTGTGTAGTACTCATACTGACTGCCGCCGCTTCCTTCCAGACCGCCCTCACCGCTGTAGCCCGCCAGTACCCGGCGCTGTTCATCAGTCAGTTTGTTGCCGTCGAAGCCCTGCGGCAGTGAGTTAAGCAGTGCGATCGCATTGTCGTTTGCACTCCGGCGCTCACGCTGAAGACTCACGCCTTCACGCTTGGTCACGCCAAACGCGACTACGGTCCGCTGTTTGTGCAAGCGCATGACCAGCCGGATCAGTTCCTCAACCGATCCCGCCTCCTGCACCGCCCTGTTTGCTGGATTTTCCACTGTGTAACTTTCCCTCAGATTGCATAAAGCGAATATGCTTTATTTGATTCTAAAGGTTTATTAAATAGGGCGTATAACTTTGGCTACTAAAAAAAAGGCATTGTCTGTTTTAGGCGCACTGAGGCAGGCATTCCGGGGCGCTGCAGCAGATGCACCGCAAAGCCTCGCCTGGACTAACGGGCAAAACGTGGTTGTCTCTCGCTCCGGGCTGGTGGCAATGGCATACAACGAGGGGAAGGCGGGGGAAATGACCTCTGCCGGCGACAGTCTTTACCTGGGCGCGGAGCTGCCACTGGACCGGCTGCAGCGCTATGCGATTCTGGAGGAAATGGCTAACAGCCCGACGTGCTCAGCCGCACTGAATATCCACATTGGCCACGCACTCGCGCCGGACAAAAAAACCGGTCTGGCGTTCTCTATCGTGCCGGTTGATCCGTCTGACGCAGAAGGCACGGCGCGGGCTAAAGAATTGCAGGACGATCTCGGCGCGATGATTAACCGGCATCTGCCGTCGCTGGCTATGACCATGGCGATTTTCGGCGTCTCCTATGTCCGCCCCTATGCCCGTACCGGCAAGGGGATCACCAGTCTGGAAAATAGCTATTACTCGCTGCCCTACTTCATTCAAGAGTTTTATAAAGGCGATCAGCTGGTGGGTTTTGGCGGTGATTACGTGCTGGCACCTGATACCCATACCCGCACACTGTCTACGCCGTGGTCACTGGTCCCGATGAAAAATCCGTACTGGACGCCCACGCGCAACGTTCAGCCTGTGACGTCCGGGAATCGCGGTTACTCTCTGCTGTCGGAGGAAGAAGATAAGGAGGTTGCAGAGACGCAGAACTATGGCACCAGCTTCCTGGCGCATGCCTATGAACCCTTCCTGAATCTTGTGGGGGCGCTGAATGCGCTGAAGGCAACGCGCTATAATGCCGCAAAAATTGACCGCCTGATTGCCCTGACTACCAACTCACTCGATCCGGTTGTAGGCGCGAACTATACCCGCACCGTATCGCAGACGCTTAAGCGCCATGGCGAAGCGCTTCAGAAAAAAGCCGTGAACGGTAACACCATGCCAACCGTGATGAACCATGTGATCCCGGTGATGGGTGATGGTAAAAACGGTATTACGATTGATACGCAGTCGATACCCGCCGACATTACCGGCATTGAGGACGTGATGTTTCACCTGCGCCAGCTGTGCGCCGCGCTCGGTATAGACTCAACTATGCTGGGCTGGGCCGATCAGATGGCTGGCGGACTGGGTGAAGGCGGCTGGATTCAGACGGCCATTCAGGCGGCACTCCGGGCGCAGTGGCTGCGACAGGGTGCGCAGGAAATGATTTACCGACTGATCGACATTCACCTGGCGTTCAAATACGGCAAGGTGTACCCGGTTAACGATCGGCCCTATGTCGTGAAGTTTAACTCCATGAACACCGCCATTCAGGAAGAAGAAAGCCGCGAAATGGACGCCCGCGCCAATTTCATGACCCTTATGGTGCAGGTCATGGACGCGCTACAGGCCAACAACAAGCTGGCGGAAAATGACACGTTCATGCGCTACCTGTTCAGCGATCAGCTGAAAATGGACGGCGGCACGCTCGACAAGATGCTGGCGGAATTTGAGAAGAGCAGGAAGAAAGCGGATGCGCAGGAGGATGAAGGCGGCAGCGGAATGATGAATGAATCCGCGCCTGACGGCTCCGATCCGGCCAGCTGGACGCATGAAGAGCTGGTGGCATTTGCGCGTTACGTGACGACACCCGGCAGCTGACAACCAATAAAAAAAGGCCGCACGCCACTTTCAGGGGGGTGTGCGGTTGATAAAAATCTTATCAATGCGGATATACCTGGATGACAAAAACAGAGGTGCTGTGCGTAACGAAATTATCATTCGGAATTGGTACTATTCATGGCTATCCATAACCCGTAATAGCGACAGATGAATGTATGTAAAATTTATATAACAACCTTTTTCACATTAGCCCGTCTGCGTTAACAAAACTTAGCATTTTAGTTTTACTTTTAAAAACATTTTTTAACGAACTATAGATTTACCCTGCACTAATTATTAATCTCGTTGTTTAAAACCTCACCATTCAGCAACATGTAAGTGACTGAATTTAAATTTTCACTTCATAAATATATAGCCAATTCAGCATAATTTTTGAGAATAACGCCAGACCAAAAAAACCATATAGAGTTAAGCCTTACAAGGTTGTACTTCCCGGTGTTATCTAATTTCCATGGACAAAACAAGAGGTGATTTTGCCCGGATAATTAAAATGACTATTACTGGCTTAGTAAATCACGCTGATTATTAATAAGCGTTATTACATGAATACTTGTTAACGTATTAATTGCAGGAAAAAAACCGCACGCAGGTAAGCCTTCATGCGGTAACAGACAGCCAGTTATCAGGAGACTATTTTTGTGGTATCAGATGCAGCTAATCAGGCCAACTGTAAACAAAGTGCTGCACAGCAACAGCTTCAACACCTTTTTTAATTCTCACAACCTGCTGCGGGCCGTGCTGCGGCTGAGCCATTGCGCTCTTCATTACGGCTGCTGCTGGCATAACTTTTGCCCCCCCATCGGACTGGTATTTCTGTGTCGCTATCACTACCTCCGGTTTTGCTTTAGACACAGGTCTCTTTGTATTTACGGTGCGCCATTTCTGGCTGAGGCTTGCGAACTGCTCTTTACGGGCATCAGCCTGTTCGGGGTTCTGTTTCTTGAGACATACCGGGCAGTGTTCAGTATTACGATGATGTACCACCGCTACTGTCATTGCCTGCTGCGACGTATAGAGGGTGCCGATAAAAGTCCGGCTTTCAGGCGATTTCGGGAGTAAGTTACAGCCTTCCCGGTGCAGCAGCGTGCCGCTTTCATAATGAAAAGACACGTAGTATTTCTTTGCTTTTAACATGTTAATTCCTTAAGCAAGGATGATCCTGATTATACAGGAAAAGGATAGTGATATTGATTCTTATTATTAATCTTAAGTTGCGGGCAGAAACTACTATATATTCAGCCTGGTACTGACATATATACGCCCGAAAGAGACGATCTGGCAAGCGGAGTTATTTAAACTGTATTAACCGCTGAAACCTGAATCAGCTCTAATTTGCGACACTATGACAAATTGCCGATTCAGTGTAGCAGCGAAATGACCTGCCAGTCTGACGATAGAATATCTTCAGGCGTAGGATCATAGAAAAATAGCACGCCCGTTTCACCCATGACGATAAATGTCTTCTGGCTGTCAGCGTCATTCTGAGTAAAAACGTGAACGGGTGTATTACCCCATTTAGCACGACGGCAGATGACGCTTTCAGTCTGGCTGATAGCGGTCATAGCACGCTCAAACATTAGTGTCGCCGGGGGTGCCGTGTCGGGGATGTCAGGCATGAAATGCTCCTTGTGCGAAAAGAAGCGTCACTACAGGAGGTTCCAATCTCCGGGTGGTGACGTTGACAGGGTTGGAACTACCGGTGCACAAGAAAACCGGCCTACCCGAAGGTAGCCCCACCAACGCCACCATAGATACGCCCGGAGTAATCCGGACGTGGTAGCGCCGAAGGCACAATGTGCCAGTTCTCATGCTTTTTCAGGGTTCCAAGCCTGGCCGCTGGATCTCTTCAGCGGCGCGCACACTATAGCCACCGTGCTGATAAATTCAATATGTCTTATGTGAAATTATCCACTGGTCAATAGATCCAGCCATTATTAAAGAATCACTAACCCCATAAATTACAACCTTTCTACCATCCCTCCGCGCCGGTGATCGCCCGCGCTGCCGCCGCTTCGCGGGGTATCACATAGTGATTATGAGGTTTTTATGAACGCTCTCCGCACAGTAACGGATCGTTTTTCATTAATTGATAAAATCCGTCGCTTTACGCCACAAAATGACCGCAACTACCTGCTGCGCTCTGTACGCGAAACGTTCGCCAGCCCCGAAACGCAGGAGCGCATTCAGCTAGGGGAAATGTTCGGCTATTACGGCCACGGACGTCGCGCCGCCTATTACGCGAAGACCGGACGGCTAAACCTGCCGGAATTTGCAGTCGTCATGATTGACGGTAAGCCGGTCACGCTGGAAAACGTACCATCAAACCGTACGCTGGAGGCCAGCGTGGATGATAACGGCATCGTGACTCACGTTCAGGAGATTCTGGACACCGAGCCTGGCAACATCGTTGACGGCATGAACCGTTCCCGCGCTGGTGGCTGGTCTTGGGCGACTGGCGGCGACGATAACGCCATTTCAAAAGTGACCAGCTTTCACGGCTTCGACTACGTGACCAATCCGAACTATATCAGCCAGGATCACCCTGCACTGCTGCTGGAATCGGCCAATGAACGCGCCGACGCCATTCACGCGGGGCTAATGGAAAAGGGGTATTCAGAAAATCAGGCGGCTGACATTATCCAGCACTTTGAAACCCTGCGTAGTCAGACGGCCATGCTGGAATCTGCGGATTCTTCGCTGCTGGAATCGGCGCTCCACATCGAGCACGGCAAGCGTCTGGAACTGGAGGAACGTCTGCGCAGCGCACAGCTGATGATCGAGAGTGCAGGCACCGTGGCAAAGGCGCGACGCCGGATTATGAAGGATGCGCTGGCTAACATGCCGCTGTTTTTAAGTAAAGCCCAGCAGGCGGCCTTATGCCGTATGGATACGCCTGAAGATGCGCAGATTGTCGCGGCAATGCTGGAATCAATCGGCACAAATGCGACGGCAACACTGCCAATCGGAACAGCCCACCAGCACACATTACCGCAAACGCGCCCGCCAGCTGTGGACTCAACACCACTGCTATGGATTAACCCAAAATAATAAGGCACGAAGAAAACCGTGCCCTGAAAACTGGGGCACGTTTTAGTCAAAACTAAAAATTAGGAAAAAACTGAGTGTTGATCCTTTTTCGGATCGCGTTTATCATCCGCGCTCTCATCCAGTTTGACGACTGAATGAGAAGACGAAAAAAAACCGCCTGTTGACGCAGACGATTTTTAAACAACTTTGTGTGGTCTCTGACAACCACACCGGCGTTGTGCCGTATAACTTCTTTGAACGGAAGTTGACCTTAAACCATTATGACGCCAGGTATTGCACCTGTTGTCTCATGGAGAACAACTGTGCCTATAGTAGCTAATAGCGCCGATCCCGGCAACACCTTTCCCGCATTTCGCTCAAATAACGAGCACAGATCTGTCCGAATTACAGGCTTTGATCTCACCCACATTATCGAACTTTCCCCCCTCCCGAAGTCAGTTACCCGTGTTTTAAAATTCGCCTGCAATCTGGCCGGTTCTACGTCCCATTTCATCATCATCAAATCGCTCAGGAATCTTGCTGAAGAAGCCGGTTGCAGTATCTCCACCGTTCAGCGTGCTTATCGTGCTGCCGTTAAGCTGGGAATCCTCAGCTATGAAGAGCAGCGCGACGAGAAAAATCACAGCGTTAGCAAACCCAGCAAGTACACGTTTACTAATAAAGCACTGTCCTTTGTCCGGGCCAGTCTGGATGCACTGAAAGAGGCAAATCTAAAGCCGTCCGGACGTCAGAACATAGTCCGGAGAATTATTGCTAAGGCATTCTTTAAAAACGATTTTATCCACAAAACCCCTAGTCAGAATGAACAGGTTGCCCCTAGTCAAACTGACCAACAAGAAGTAAGAGATCTCTCCAGTAAAAGAAAAATACAAAATGGGGAGGCATTAAATTCTAAAGTTGAAAAATCAGCAGAAGAACAACCGGCCTCAGTGAAAAAGTTCGGGTTCTACCAGAACACGCAACAGCAACTGGCAGCAGCATCGTCAGCAGCGCAGAACGAACGAAGCGCAGAAGAGTTTCAGCGAAAAGGCGGAGTACTGCATGAAGCCTATCAGGCACTGAAGTCTACGTTCAGGGCAAAGTCTACTTATGGCAGGAAGCAAAAAAGCCGCCGCTATGTTGACTCGTTAAGCGGCGACTACTCAAAAGTTGACTATGCGATCCCTGAAGGCTGGCGCGGCTGTTAGTCGGTAATTACACCTCCGGCTTTCTGGTAGGCATTGAGTAGCGTCTCAATGGCATGCGTTTTCTGACCATACGGCGAACCAGTGAGCGAGGCCCAGATATCGTTGGTTTTGCCGATCGCTGTGCGGATCCGCCCTGCCAGTACGTCTGCATAAGCACCCTGCTCTTTCAGCAGCTGATCGAGTAACCGCTCCTGTGAGGCAGGACTAAAGTCAGGCAGACACAGCTGCTTTTTGTAGGCAGGCCAGTAACGATAAAGCTGCTGATAGCGGCCCGCTGCAGTAGACGCCAGGCCTTTTTGATTGAGCTGTTTTGCAGGGCGATGTGCAAAGGGGTGATCGCTAAAATCGGTGAAGATTTCGCCCTGTTTTTCGCCCAGCCCGGTCACAATGACGTCATAGCCACGCATACGGGTTAACGGATGAGTACTGGTGCCTTCGGAAAAGGCCAGCATGTCGCCAAAGGCTTTACGGTTTGGGGATTGGTCCATTGTGGTTCCGCTCTCTGTGTTGATGAAGAGACGGACTGTATGGAGTTTGTAATTTACGATGTGTAAAAAAGGCTGCTTTACGCGGCCATTATATGGGTCAGGTTAGGTTTTGCCGAACTCAGCTATGAGTACAAACTAAATTTTGTCTAGGGAAAAAATTCTTTAAGACCAGGAAACTTAGTATTGATAGCCTGAAAAATTTCACATAACTTTATGTGAAAAAAATGAATCTAAGGAGAGAGAGAATGTCAGTTAGTGGCTTAAATGCGGGTGATGTTCTATTAATAAACAGTAGAACCAAAAGAAGTTGGCTTAACCGTACAGGGCAAAAATTGGTACGCAAAGATTCTTCTGCAAATTCAACTCATGTTGCATTAAGTTTAGGTGATGGTGGGTTTATACATGCTGATACTACTTGCGGCGTTGATTTGGTTTTCTTAACAGATTTGCTAAAAAACTCAGAGGATGACTGGAAAGTAATCAGGCACATTGAATTAATGGATGAGGTTGAAGAAAAAATAAAAAAAGCTGCAATTTTCCACTTTGGAAAGGCTTATAATTACAAATTTATTTTAAAAGAAGATGAAAAATCTCTCTTTTGTTCTCAGCTTGTAGATGTAGTCTTCAAAAGCATTGGAATTAGTATTTTTAGTCATGAAGAAAGCAATTCTTTATGGAATTTAAACAATGCCTTTCCAATCGACTTTGATAATTTGATTAGCGATAAAAAAACCTGGATTGATGTGAAGGATATTTATTTAGATAAAATTCACAGTGGATTTTTAGAGCTTTTAAAAACCAACTTCATGATGCTTCAGTATCATGTGCATAGTGAAAGGCGCCTGCGAAATGATTATTCAGCACTGCAGGAATTAATGAACGTTATGAATGAAACATACAATCAACTACCGAATGAAGTAAAAGATATTGAGTATCAAAATCTTATGGCCAAAGAGATTAAAGAATTTAGTGCTCATGAAGATAGTTTCTTTTATAACTTCTGGAACTCTAAAATAAAAAAATAAATTGAAAGAAAAAGGAAAGCAAATTGCAATAGCTTTCCTTCTTTATGAGCACTACATTTTAATTAATTTGTCCGGTAAGATTCAATAATATCGCTGCCAGCGAAAATCATCAGCTCAAGTCTAAACTGGCGAACATTATTAGCCTGCATAATCAGTTCGTTGCAGATATGCTGACAGACTCGAATATGGCAAAGTTCATGCCCTTGCCTTCACCAAATTCCTCTTCGATCTCCCCGGATACGGCGGTCAGGACGTCGGTCAGCGTCAACTCGCCGCCGCCGAACATATCCCCCAGCGCCTGCTGCTGGTGTAGCAGCTCGTCGTTGATCTTCTGCGCCATCTTTTTAAACGCGGCCCCGATGCGTTTCGCGCTGCGGTTGTTTGCAACGATAAACAGCGCCAGCGCTTCGGCCTCTTTGCTGGATTCCTCAAATAGCCCCTGCTGTGCCAGCACTTCCTGTATGGCCTGACCGCTGTCTTTTGCCTGGCGAACCAGCTTGATAGCATCCTGCAGCGCGGCAATTGCCTGTTGATCGAGACCATCAACCGACTGAACTCCATCCACCAGCCCGGTGACGGCCTGCCGGTGAACGTCTCCGGATAGCATCTGCATCTGTGCAAACTCGCTTGCCGCTGTGTTGAGCGCCGTCAGGATGTTGCGCATTTCTGGATCCGGTTCTTCGGATACCAGCTTAACCAGGCGTTCATCTTTGTAGGCACGGGCAAAGATCGCATTTTGCATGCGGTCAATCAGCTGCTTCGTCGGGCGCCCGTCTTCGGTCAGCAGGCCCGCCGTCGCCGTGTCGCCAATCTCTTTCATAAACGCCCGGATAAAGCCGTCGTTTGAGCGTGCCAGCAGGTTGCCATCGTCGGACGGGTTGAAGATGGCCATCAGCCGCTCGTCGAGCATTTCGGCATCCACAAATGCTTTTTCACTCGCTGCCATTTCCTGCAAATCAGAGAGGTTGGAATCTTTCGCAAACTGCGCCCTATCGACGTCCGTAACACGCTCACGTACCAGTACCGGCATATCCATCTGTTCGATATCCGACGCTTTAAGGCCGTAATCTTTTGCGTGCTCGATCAAATACTGGCGGTAATCGTCGGCCTGCCCTTGCTCATAGGCGCGGGTGATCCCCATCGAACGCCCGTTACCCGACTCAACCACGTTATCTGCGCCCACGATTGGCGCGCCGTGGCTGCTCATGCCTGAATCAGTCAGCTTTGCCGGTCGGAGGTTGCCCGCGATTTTGGATACCTGCACTTTACTGGTCAGGCGCGTGCGGTCGCGTGGCTGCAACTCAGCCGGAAAAAGCGGGTTTATGGTGCCGTCGAGGTTGTTAGAGATAATCAGGTGGCGCGCATCCACCACCTTAAACGCCGTCTTTACCTCCTGCCCTTTGCCGGTGACGACATATGACGATCGCCCTGTTGTAGTCTGCGCTTTACGCAGTGAGCCCACCAGCCCGATCAGGGCAAATATGCTGCCAGCATCGCTCAGCAGATTTCGTAATTTCTCGTTAAGCATTTTGTTCCCAGGAATAAAAAACCCCGCCGAAACGGGGTTGATGTTTAAGCAGCGAGGCCGCTGGCGGCTATCCAGCTGGCGGTCTGTTGTCTCGCGTCGTCCAGCTCCAGATAAACGCCGATGTAGTCACCGACACGGCGCAGCGTCTCAACAAAATCCAGCTGCGCCTGGCTGGTGAATTTACCGGCCAGAAAGTCAGTAACCACTTCGGGAACGGGCTGATCTTCCTTCACGGGTTCCGGCTGTGGCTCAGTGACCGGCGCAGGTGCCGGTTCGCTGGTGGCGGGTGCTGGCGCAACGCCATAACCCAGCTGGAGCATGATCGCCTCCATCTGGTCATTCAGATCCAGAAGGTCCAGCCCCTTAACGGTCGGGGCTTTGATAATCAGCTCGTCCAGCTGATCGGCTAAATCCAACTTTTGCAGTGCGGTTAAGCTCATGCGGCCACCCCGTTACGCTGTACGGCCACCAGCAGATCGCTCAGATGCTGCACGGCATCATTGACCAGTGATTCGTTTTCATCGAATACACCCGCGGCCGTCAGTGCGGCAATGGCCTCACGGACCTGGGTACGGCCAGCACGGATCACGTCTATGTCGTCGGTATCGAGCGAGGTCAGCCCCTGAAGGTAATCAATCGCCTTCTGCGCTTCGGTGTCTGCTTCCGGCACTGGCTCCGGCTCCGGCTGCGGTTCTGGTTGTGGCTCTGGCTGCGGGGCTGGCTCTGGCTCAGAAGGTGTTTAATTCCTCAACCAGCGGAATACGCTTGCCGGTGATCATCGCGGCTTCTACAGCCTTCAGATACTCAGGGCTTTGATTAGTCTCCACATAGTCCGCCGCCTGCTTCATCTGCTCAATGCCATAACCAAGCGCTTCGGCCCAAGCATTTACCAGGTCAGACGCCCAGCCTACGAGATCGCCCAGGCGTTTCGCCGCTATCCAGAACGGGTCAGTATTTTCACGATCGTCAGTCACGTCGGTCTCTTCCTGCTTTGGTTCACCTGCTTCCAGGATCTGCAATCTGGCGTTAATGGCCTGATTGAAATAGGTCAGGTCTTCACCTTCCGGGTAGGCCACGCCAGTCAGGTTTTTACGGGCAACCATGCGCACCTGTTTTGCGTAGGTGTCCGGGTCTTCTGAGGACATTTCCAGATACTGTGCGGCGTAATCGCTCATCTTGTCGGCCACAGTTACGGCCAGCGCATCGAGATCAGCATGCGTCGGGATCAGCTTCAGCTCAAAGTCAGCAATCTCTTTGTCAGTAAGCGGACGGTCGTAGGAAATGATGCCGTTACGCGCAACGCCGCTATATGGCTGGCCTTCTGCTGGCTGGTCGGCAACGGAGGCATATTCAGGCGGTACCGCGCCGATACCCACTGGCCGGTTTACCAGCGCATAGCGCCAGACGGCTGCGGGTGTGTCGGGTTGAGGCTGTGGTTCTGGCTGTGGTTCTGGCTGTGGTTCTGGCTGTGGTTCAGGTTGTGGTTCAGGTTGCGGCTGTGGTGTGGGCTCTACTGGCGCTGCAGCAACGCTATATGGCTCTGCCGCGCCGGTGCGGTAAGCCTTCAGCAGTTTGGTCGCTGCTTTACCCATTTCCGCGCCCTGGCTGGATTTGGACAGCATTTCATACATGGTGCCGTCTGCCTCGGTAATGATCACCTTGCCTTTAAGCTCGCCGTCCTGTTCATAGCTGTGATAGCGGACCGTCGCGCCGTTGCTCAGCGTCGCCTGTCCGTCTATGTTCAGGCGCGCTTTAACCTGGATAGTGCGATCGCTGAAAGTGTCCGTGCTTGCAGGCTCACTGGCTTTCGCCTGCTGCAGTGCCGCCAGCTGGCCGGTAAGGTCGGCATTAATCTGGCGCTGGGCTGCGACTTTGCCGCGCAGCGTCTGCTCATTGTCTTGCTGCGTCTGCACGCGTGCGGTCTGTGTATCCACCACCTCCAGTAGTGCCGATTGCTGCTCTGCCAGCTTGTCCGTTTCCGCCTGGGTAGTTTCCACTTCGGCGCGCAGCTTAGCCTGGGCGTCCTTCTGCTTTGTGAATTTGCCGCTGTTCTTCTCGATCAGGTTTGAAAGCGCCTGCGTGACCTGCTGTAGCGACACATCCCGTCCGCCAATAGGGGCCACAATGTGTGTCACATCGCGCTTGTTGATCAGGAACTGGAACGCCACCAGCGTATCCTGATTGCGGATCTTACCGTTGTCAGCAGTTGGAGAGTGGAAAACCAGCGACACGCTTTGTCCGTCTGATAACGGGATCAGCGCACTCATAACCGGTATGCTGGCCACACGGCGCACTTTACCAATCACCGCGCCGCCTACGGTTTTTTGCCCGGTTGTATCCGCGCCTGCATCATCAGTACCGGCGCTGATATTGGTCCCGTTCAGGCCACGGTTTAACGCTTTCACAAAGGCGCGCATGGTCTGCGCCAGACGCATGCGCTCGGTGCTGATCGCCTCAAACATCGCACCCGGCACCAGGCTTTCATTTCCCAGGTAGGTGTGATCGATATCGTCGATAGTGGCGCTTTCCAGCATCATATCCGCGCTGCTGCCGGTCATCAGGCCGTCATATACCGCCTGCGCCAGCACTGCGCCAGGTGTGCGGCTCTGGAGGTCCAGCACCATACGGTTGCTTAAAATCTCATTCATCATGCTGCCTCTTCCAGTTGGGCGATCTGCTCTTTCAGCTGGCGGGTGATCGCCTGCTCTTGATTAAGCTCGGTCTGTAAGCTGTCCGCTTTTTTCTGTGCCACGTCGGCATCCCGTGTCAGCTGGTCAGCTTTCGCCTGGGTATCTGCGATTCCCGCTTTGTACGCGTCACGCTGCTGGCGCACTTCGGCCAGCAGCTGTACCGACGATTTCACGCCGCGCTTTGGCTGCGGCGAATCGTCCTTACTGGCGGCGACGCGTGCCATCTTGCGCGCCAGCGCCTTCTGAAATGCCGTTGAGCCTTTCTTAAACAGCGCGGCCAGCTGGCGTCCCAGATCGGGGATTGTTGTGACGTGGGTAAACGGCACGTTTTTGCCGTTCAGTTTCAGGCCGGAAATGTCGCCGCTGTCGTTGACCTGCACGGTCATAACCTGTTCGTCCATGCCGGTAAGGCTGAAGGTTTTAGTGAGTACACCATCCTTTTTCCGGGCTGCGCCGGCGGCGGTGATTTTGGCTATCTCAAAGCCGCTGGTAACGATCGCCTTTTTCAGCTTCGCCAGTCCCTTCTCGTTGAGTTCATCAAAGCTCAGCAGGACGTAAGTCTTAGGATTCGACACGATATTCTCCCTGCTCTGACTTGCTAAGCTGATAAGTTCTGGTGACGGTATCCTGCAGTGGGAAGATTCGGTAAAGCGGGTTCAGGCGGCTGTTGCCGTGGGTGACGCGCACCGTCAGATACCATTCACCCGGCTCCAGATAGCGCGTGTCGATCAGCAGAAATTCCTCACTCACGCCTTTGGGTGAGAGGTCGAGTGTGCGCTGCTTGCCGGAGATAACCACTGTCGGATCGTTACTGTCGCGCAGCCAGTACTCAATTTTTGCCCCCGCCAGTTTGCCCGCGCACGCAATGTTAAAGCGGACCGGGAACGCCAGCGCGTTGTCACGCACCACCGCTACACCGCAACTCAGTAATGCCACTTTTTTACGGGCAATTGCACAGCGATCAAATACCATCGCCGCCGCCATCGCTGTAATAAACAGATTCTGGTAATCAATCATTGGCCGGAGCCTCCTTTTGACCCAAATACGCCGTTTATTGCCGCAATGAGTCGTTCTTTAAATACAGTTGAGAGTTCACGCCAGTTGTTGCTTGCAACTAACACGGCGAGGTAAATCACGATTTCGTCCAGTCCTTGCTGTCGCGCAAAAAAATAAGCCGTCAGTCCGGTAATCAGCGCCAGCACCAGCTCGGTGGTGAAATTGAATACATTTGGTTTGATCCGGTATTCGCGTACTCCCAGCAGGAATACGCCTGTGCCGCTTAGCAAAGACAGTAGAAGCGAAACCGCGAGCATTTTTTCTACATCGGTCACATACCCCCCTTAGCACCTGGTAATCAGGTGGCGTGAGGGTAAGGAGTCTGTAATTTAGAGAGGTAAAGAAAAACAGCGCCTCCGGGCGCTGTTTAGAGTGAAAGGCAGGTATTAAATGCTTTTTATCGGATTGAAACTGGCTCAGGGGGTGCTGGCCAGACAATTTCTGCAGGTGATGAAGTAATGACGGCTTTAAGTGCTTTTACATAGCCATTCCACATCTTCAGAGATGCACGGTCTTCATCGCTGATTTCATCAAGTAACAGGTCATTTTGCCATTCATTCATAGTTGCACGGGCTGCAGCAATTAGCTTGTCACGCTCAGCTTCTGCTCTGATGATTAGCTCACTTTCGCTATAAATACGCGGAACCACACTACCGTTGCTATATGACCAGTTACCGGTGTTGTTCGCTTCTGCTGGTACATTGTCAGGACTCAGCTCAACCACACTTAAATTCGCGGGCCAGATCTTAGATGCATCTGTTTCAATAAACCGAACGACACCAGCATCGTCGTAAGCAATTTTAATTGTATCTTCCGCAAATCGTGTTAGATGATAGTACCAATCAAGGCCGTCTTCCGTTTGCAGGAAATATGCACCAGGCATGATTAAGTCGCGGTGTTCATGATCATACGGCGTTAGTTTTTTAAGAGTCAGCATTTTTACAATTGTCCAATAGTGTACCAGTTACCGTTCACGGCTTTTTGAATTGCACGATAAAAAATCGTATCGCCGCCTGGTGTTGAGCCTTCCGTATACCATCCTGTCATTACGCAGCCACTAGGCACCTTATAAGTCCCGTTAAGTATTCCTCCTCCCTCGCCTGCCAGACGTACGTCCGAAACGATGTCGCCTGAACCACGTTGAAAGAAAGTTCCGCTTATCCAGTTACTTAAGTATCCCCCCCAGCATCCGCCGTAAACATTACCGTCGCTCTGAACAAATGAGCCACCATTGCCGGTATAAACACGATCACCAGCGACGATGTTGCCGCCCACATTGAGTTGCTGATTGAAGTAGCAATTGCCACCGATAGCAACGTCGTGACCCATATCGACCCTGCCGGTTCTAGCATTAAAATAAAGAGGCCTGAGATTATTCCACGTCCCCATCGGATCATTTTGGTTCGTTGCCATGAAATAGAAGTTAGTACCATCGAAACGCTGGAAAACACCAAATCCTCCGCTAATGATTCGAAAAGTATCCGGAGTACCAGAGGCTATCGGCTTATCAAAATAAACGCGTGGTCCAGAACCATCCAAAGTGAAGAAGCGGGTATTGTTGGAATAAAAGTCAAGCATTCCATCAGACGGACAAATTAAACCCGTATCCGAATCCCCAATGTTGATGGAAGCTGCAGAGCCAGCAAAAGCACCTGTTCCGAAGCTACCAATATTTATATGGTTTGATGCCCAAAATGGCCCCGTTACATAAGCGCCATTATTAAAATGTGCATCTTGATCAACTGTAAGCGTCCCCGTCAAATGCGACGCTGCACTGATATTAAGACGACCGGCAAAGATATTCATGGTTGCCTGCCCCGTAACAGCCGCATCAGTTGCATCGACCAGAATACGGGCGTCGTAGTCATTCAGCTTCGCAGTTGATGAATTAAAGTCGATGTAAGGGTTTGCTGAAATAAGGCTGACCTGGCCTCTGAACTCCGCAGCATTAGAAGCCCTTAATATATCGCTAACTTCCAGTCCGCCTTTTACCGACAACGCGATATAACTGGCTGGAGTGGCAGTATCCACACCGCCTATAATTGTCTGACCGCGCAGATAGTTTGGTGCCGTTCCCTGCATATACAGGTTCCACCGATTTAATCCTGCGCGTTGCGTCATCATCCCTTCAAACGCAAAGGCTGCTTTAATGTTGAGATTGGCTTTGTCAAAAACACGGAACGACGACATTAGCCCTACAGTCGCGTTAGCATTAACAACTGTGCTGTTACTCCAGAACTCAACAACTTCCGGCACGTTTTGACCAGTGCTTCCGTCACCTACTGACATTTCCACACCAAAACCAATACCGCGAGTTGTCGCGTCTGCACCAATATTGGTGTAAGCCATTGCAGCAATCTGCGTCGCTCCTGTCAGATTGCCTTTGCCAGGTGCTGTGTTTCCAAGCGTCAGCATGCGTCCAGTACTGTCACTGCCACCGCCAAGTGCAAGGTGGCCTTTGTCGCTGAAAAGCGCGATATTCTGGTTCCACGTTACACCATTATTCCGGCTATCCACATCGAGGCGCAGGCTATTGCCCTCGCCTCTCAAGCGAAAGCCAGCTGCGTCTGCGTCACGATCAATGAATGAGACGGTAGGTGCAAAGCTGTTAACTGTGATCCCCTGAGTGCCATCACTGTTACTGCCCGTTACCACCAGCGCGGCATTGGTCAGATCGCCTACCGCTGTTGCGCCCTTCGCCAACACGTTTACCGGGCCGGTAAAGTCAGCTCCCCTGTTTACCGTGAGGTTGCCGCCGATAATCGCGTTGTTCAGGAGGTTCATTGTTGAAACGTTAGTTTCGCCCGTACCGTCGCCTGACAGGGTGAGCCATGTACTCGTGATTGAGTTACCCCACGTCACGGCATCGTTACTGTCTTTGGACTGACCAAAATACCAGTGCAGCGTGTCATCTGACTTTTTGCCGCGCAGATAGTAGGCTTTGTCTTTAGTTTTGGGCTTCAGTTGCAGCGTAATTGCGTCAGCGGCAAAGAGTCCGGCTCCATCCGACGACAGGCCTCCACCACCGGTGATAGCCAGTCCGCCAGCACCCTGCAGTGTGGCTAAGCCGTCTCCGCCATTAAGAGCGAGGCGTGCAGTAACCACGCCGGTTGACGCACGCGCATCTATCACTATTTTTCCGCCGCCGTGCGTCATATTGGTAGTGGTAATGCCGCCGAGGATCCTGCCGCTCCAGGCATCACCACTTACTGCCGCCACACGGCCCACAATCTGCATGATGTCTGTTTCGTATGCCGGAGGTTTGTCATCCAGCTGGTCGGTCCGCAAAAATGTCATCGACGGTACAGACGGCTCAGAACGGATCACACCAATACGGTATCCAGCGCTGATTTGAGAACCGACGTCCAGATTTTTTGAGACCGTCAGCTTTGGCGTGTTGATATCGGTCAGCTTGTTCAAGCTGGTGATATCGTTGTTATCGCCTGCCTTTGCCGCGCCCAGATTAACCAGGTCCGCCAGTGTCATGCTGGCGCTGTCCATCACCTTCCGCCAGCCGTTTTTATCCGCACCGGCTGACAGCCCGGACCACGCCCAGTCGCCTGAAACTTTACCTGCCAAACGCAGATACATCACGCCACCTTGCGCCACCAGCAGCTGTAGGAGTGCAGCGTCGGCATCATATTTCCGGCGCATGTTGAATAGCTGGCCACGCAGTGTCTGCGTAGTTTTGCCAAGATCAACCGGACCGTCATTGAAGGTGCCGCTCAGTGTCCAGAAGGCATTCTGCTCAGTCACTGATACGTCGGCCAGTGAGGTGATTTTGCTGTCCAGTACCAGAGACGGCGCGCCCACACCAAACGCACCCACGGCCATCAGCGCACCCGGCGTCATATCCAGAGGGTTTGTCTGCTGGTCTGCCTGTGCGGCGGTACCGAGACCGAGATTTTCCCGCGCCTCCGGCACGTCCGGCAGATCAGCCAGATTCTCACTTGCAACCAGCTGTTTCTCGTTGACCAGCTGATCCAGCTCGATGTTTTTACGGAACATCGCTTTGTCGTGAATATCCGAGCCGTTATTGGCAATGACCATGTTTTTATCGATCATGCCTTTAAGGATTTTCAGCCCCTTGAGGTTAGCCGCAATCAGCTCATCGTCGCTGGTGTAAATCGAATCCAGCGTGATACCGACCTGCCGGTTGATACGGTAGTTGGTGACGATCATTGCCTGCGTAACCTGCGTGGTGCCAGTTGGCACAAGTACGCGGCAGAGCTCCAGCTGGTTCGGCGTCAGCGCAACTGAGATATCCTGCGCAAAGACGCGTGCGGCCTCAACTGTGGAAGTGATATCTACCTGATCTGTCTTCACGCCCAGCTTGTAGTTTGCTTCCAGCACGATACGGGTAGTTTTGCCCGCCACGACCGGCAACGTCAGATCGGCCAGGTGCTGTATGGTGATCTGGTGGGCGTTTACGTCGATTGAGGCCGCGCCCTGCCCGCCTTCCGCCCCTTTTGAGGTAACGACGACATTCATACCGGAACCGGCGACCGGCGCAAAGCCCAGGTAAAAGCCGGATCGCACAATGCCCTTCAGTTTGCGGTTTAAAGCGGAACTGGTGTAAGTCTCCAGGTACTGCATATCCGCCGACAGCGGTGCGGTGCCATATGCTTTCCCCGCCATAACGCCGATATCGGTAATTTCATTACTGCTCATGTGCGTTACGCCGTTTTCTGTTCGATGGTGACGATAAGACGGTAGGCCTTACCACGGAATACGGTGTCCTGCTGCAGGCATAGCACAGCAAACGCATTGCCGTCAGCGTCCACCAGCGTCAGCGTATTGAGATCATAGGCTTTGCCTTCCGGAAGAATGGCTTCATCCAGCTGAATGGTGATCGAGATATCAGCGCCCGTGCTGGTGAGGACCAGAGGCGTTTCAGTGAATTTACCGGTAAGGTTGTCATTGCTGAACGTGGAGGGAATATCCGCGATGTTCCAGCCGCCAGCGGCGTTACTGCTGACCAGTGTGGACTTGCCCCAGTAGGCTTTCACCATCTGGAAGCGGGAACCCTTGCCGATGGAGGATTCAGCGCGACGGATGTAGTAGTAATCCAGCAGCTTCGCTTTAAACAGCTTGCTGCTGACAGAGATAGTATCAGCCATAAAAAAAGCCTCTCAGAGTTAAGAGGCCAGAGGGTATGGAGTTCGTAAAATCCGATGGTCAACTACGCGACAAATTGCTCATAAAAAAGCGTGGCAATCGTGCTGTTGCCGCTGCCGTCGTCGGGCAGAGCCAGAACAAACTCTGGCATGCCGTCATAGGGAAACGCCATTGTCACGCTACTGCCGTCCGTGCTGGTGGCTGTGATGCCCTGGCTATTGCCCTTCTGAATGCCAACATACTGCACGCCACCGTCCGTGAATAACCGGGCGCGGCTGTCACTGGCAGCGCTGGCAATATCAATGGGCGCTGGCGCGCCATCAGGCCTTGCGAGGTAGTCATTGGTCCAGGCATCTGCAGCAAACATATCGTAGCGTTCGCAGCGCTTAACCTGGCGTAACGGCACGGCGGGAATATCGAACTGCTGCTGTGTGGCCATGTGCAGGTTTTTGATCTCCGACTGGAGATCGACGTAAGACAATTTGGCCTGATAGTCGATACCGGCGCTGATAAGCGTGATGTTTTCAGCGTCTTCGCTCATCTCAAACGAGATGAATAGCGCTAAGCCGTCAAACACGATGTGAAGCGGCAGCAGCGGTGCAATGATCCGGTCAAACTGGGTTAGCAGCTTCTGAACTGCAACATCCTGCTCCATGTAGCCATACCGCGTATATAGCTCATTCAGCGCCACCGAGATTTGCGCCCGTGACGTCAGGAAGAACTCGCCATATTTTGCTTCTGCAATCGCCAGGCCTTCTTTTGTGGTGAAGAAGGTGCCATATGGTGCCAACTCCTGATCCACCGGCGCATATAGCTCCTGCCAACTGACCGGCAGGTTATCGAACTCGCGCCAGAACGTAGAGGTGATCGGCTTATCGGTGCCTTTAAAATGCACTTCGTCCAGGCGCTGTGCCAGCAGTACGGGCCTACTGGTGTCCGTGGTCTCTGCTACGATGAAAAAGCGTCCATATTCGCTCATGCGCAGCGTCAGATCGTCCTTATTCATCGTGTAGTAGCTTTTGCGGTTGGTAATACGCTCCAGTATCGGCTCTACCGCATCCTCGAAAATGCTCTGGAGAGTATTAGCAAACCCTGACCACAGCTCAGAGCCCTGCTTTTCTTTGGTTAGCCGGTCTTTTACCCAGTTTTTAATCATGGCCGTGCCTTACAGGTAGTTAATATCAAACGTAGAGTTAGCCACATCGAGATAAATAAAATCGTTCAACTGCAGGGCCGTTTTCATATCGTGCGGGGTCAGCTCATAGGAGATAAACAGGTTCAGCTCTTCAATCACGCGCCACAGGTCTTTTACCTGCACCTGTGAGAAGTGCTTACCGGCTGCAACGCCATTCTGATCGCTGTCGCCAAACGTTGTTGCATCCCGTCCGAACCGTGCCTCAAGTGCTTCCTGAACGGCTTTTTTAGCGTCTGACAGAATGACGTTCTTCTTCGCCAGCGCGGTCAGTGAGATCGTGAATGGCTCTTCCTGTGTCCGGACGTAGCGAAACTTCTTATTGATCTCATTCGGAATGGATGTGACAGCTGTCATGAGCAGGGTTTCAAGCTCAGCCTGCGTGTACCCCGGCTTGTGACCACAGAAGAAAATCGTGTTGATGTTGCTTAGTGACTTAATGCCGGTTGATAGCTCCTGTTCCTGCTCACCCCAGGCACTGATCCACGACATACCCGGTACAGCACGATTCAGAAAGTACTTGTAATCACCGCCCCACACTACCTGCTCGTCATAGGCCACGTAGTACTGTGCCCGGTTGCGCGTTTCCTCCGTGCTTTCAAAGCCGCTGCCGCCCGTGATTGGCGTCGTAGTCACGACTTCGATCTTGCTGTTCATGTCGGCAATATTACCCGCTGGCGTCAGTTTCTGGCCCTGCGTCAGAGTGGTGTCGCCCCGGCTGCACCACACATCCAGATCAACCTTACTACCGGTCTTCGGCATCTTCCCGATCGCACCGTCACCAAAGCGCACGCCCAGCTGCTCAGAGGGTTTGTAAACCAGAACGTAATGCTGGCTTGAGCCACGGGACAGACGAAATAACGGGTTATTCTTCCACAGCGTTTTGTTCTCGTTTTCCGTCACGTAAACGTCCATTGAAACTGTTTCCTCCGTAATATCACGCGGCAGCATTACCGTATAAAACGGTGCTTCAGCATCGATTGCGGATGACACGTTGACGTGCTCCATCTGGCGGACGTCGTTCACTACGACGCTATGGCCAGCAGGTATAATCACCACATCGGTTGTGACATAGGGCAGCTGTGCGTTCGACAGGAACTCCGCGTAGATTGGCAGCTGAATGTCTTCATCTGTTTTATTGGTAATCTTCACACTGCCCCACGACGGCGTGATTAAGTGACCGAGATAATTACGGTCTTCGGCTGCGGCCAGAATGCTTGATCGCTTCGTCGCCGTTGAGATAAAACCCTCAGTCAGACCGCGCTCAGCGGTAGTCTGTGCGGCGTAGATGATCTGCGCGCCAAACACGGCCATCATCTGAATGAACTGGCTGTTGGTAAATTTTTTCCACCAGCTGTTCGCCTGTAGTTGTCCGTTAAATTTTTCCAGTAGCTCCTGAATACTCACAATTTACCCCGATTAACTTTTGTTCATGGACACGGCCAGCGGGCCGTAAGATGTAATGAATGTAATTTGCCAGGTATCGACATTTTGCGGCGCGCAGCGGATAGCACGCAGACCCAGACCAGGCAGATCGATACGCAGCTTGCGGATCAGCGCGGCCTCAATGGCAACTTCCGTTAAGTGGCCGGTTTCAGAGCCTACCGGCTCATGTTTGAAGTCCTGCATGGTGTTCCCCCATCCCGGCAGGCCATAAACGCTTCCCTGTGGCGTTCTTAACCATTCTTCCAGCCGGGCAAGCCAGGCATTAGATTCCCCGCTCTTTACCACTACGCCGCCCTGATCCACGCGCATAAGGCAGTCAATTTCGTTTTGCATGTGTTAGTCCTGCAGTAGGTCGTTGAGCGCCGGATCACTGATGCTCAGGGTTGATGATGTGCGTGGTGCCGGTTGCGCCGTGTTGACCACTTTGTCCGGCGCGGTGTCGCTTTTTTTCTTCGTGACGCCCAGCAGTGCTTCCAGCTGGGTGCGCATACCTTTCAGCTCCTTCAGCATGTCCTGATCGTGATTGCTGGTATCGCTGCTCATCATCGGGCGCATGCCGCTGCGCGGAAGATCGGTCACGTTCTGGATCTGTGCCGGGTGATTCAGAAGCGGTTGCTGTGCAGGTCTTGTATGCGCCGCACTGCTGCCGCTCAGGTATGACTTACCGGCGCTGGCCAGCGTCTCCGTTCCGCTGTCGAGCCAGCCACCAGCTTTGCTTGTAAGCGGAGAAATGGCGCGCAGAATGCCCGGATCAGAAATGCCTGCCTGGTCCAGCACGCTGCTTACCATGTCGTTGCCGCTGAAGCCCCCAAGAGTCTGACTAAAGGTGTCGTTGATAGCGGGCATTATCGAGGCGCTGACGGCGTTTACCCCGTCTCTTGCACCGCCGAGCATGCGATCAAATAGGCCTCTGGCTTCTGGTGCTGCAGCTGGTGAACGGGTACTGGCCACAGTGATCGGCGTATCGGACGTGGCAGAGCCGGGACGGGCGCGCACGCTGTCGGTTGAAACGTGAGATGTGGCGGCTGGACGTGAACGGCTGGCTATCTGGTCCGGTGACAGTGCGGCCAGCTGGAGGCCTGCCGGGAGTGATTCACCAGCAGGCAGGGACAGGCCGCTGGTGGGACGTTTACGGGACATACCGGCCACACCCAGTGATTCAGTCGCGCCCTGCACTTTGCCGTCAGCCCACTCATTAAGCGCTTTGACCTGGCTCCATGCGCCAGCGCCGGCGTGTTTGATTTTCTCTACTGCGCCGCTGGCTGCCTTGTTCTTGTCGGCTTCCTTTGCTGCAGCAACCTGAGAGACCGTAGGCGCTGTCGTGGCGACTGCTGGCACTGCTACTGCGGGTGCTGTCACAGGTGCGGAAATTGGTGCAAGTGCGGCGGCAGGTGCCACCGCGCCCGCTGTCAGTTTCACCTTTTCGCCAGCAGAATAAAGTGAGTCCGCTGCAATAGGTGCCTGCCCCTGCTTCGCACGCGCTTCATTCACCGATTTCAAGGACTCATCGCTAAATTTCCCGCCGACCCATTTACCATTTTCATTGTGGCCAATGGCGTTCATCATGAAATCGTTCGTGACCTGCGGATTGCCGCCCTCGATAGTGGCAATACCGCGCATCATCTGCGTCATGACTTTTGGATCTTTCAGATTCAGCTGCTCATCGCCACGCACGCCCAGCTTTTTAGAGAGCGAATCCACGTACTGTGACGTGTTGTTTTCGCTCTCCGGCGCGTACAGCTTGATAATGTCCTGTACGGTATTCAGTTTTTGGTATCCGGCAGCTTTAGAGGTGCCTTCTGAATAGCTGGTTAGCTGGTTCGCCAGCGCCCTGAATCCTTCCTCCGGCGTGTTGAATTTGGCAAATCGCGCTTCGCCTTTGCCGTTTTTGGCCTCCAGGCTTGCGCCCTCTTGCCCGACATAGTTCAGGTTGCCAAAGTTGTTGTTGCGGAAGGATCGGACCTTCGCATTTGCGCCACCCACATTAAGATCAGCGCCGATGCTGTTTTTCGCAACGTCGGCATAATCAGCGGTGCTTTTGCCCTGCGTACCTACGCCGTCCTCGCCCCACTCGCCACCCTGCAGCTGTGAACCCAGGCGGTTAATTGCCGTGACGGTTTTGGTAGTGCCATCGGTGATCGCTTTCGTCTGTTCAGCGCTGGTGCCGGTTAGCTTGTCATATACGCCCGACGCACTGGTTGAGAAGGCGCTGAACATGTCACCTACCTTGCTTAGCCCCGAATCCAGCCCCTTAGCTATATCGCCGGTATCAAATGTAAGTGATTTCGCAATCCCGTTCATACCCAGCGCAGAAGCGCCGGACGCCAGCAGGCCGGACGCACCAGATACCAGTCCGCCCATATTCAGCACGTTGGCGGTGGTGTACTCGCTCCTCTGCCTGCCGCTGATGGTATCGCCTTCTTTAACACCAAAGGCTCTCTGCTGGCCGTCTGTGTCGTTGTACCCTTCGTATGCGTCCATGCCCGCGCCGATAACGGTCCCGACTAATGGGATCGCTTTAAGCGCAGTTTTACCGGCGACTTTACCGGCAACTTTCAGCCCTCCCTTTTCCGTTGTTTTCTCAACTGCAGTCTGAGTAGCTTTCTCGCCAGCTTTAGACACTTCTTTTCCAGACACACTGCCAGCGGCAATAGTTGCACCGGCAGCAGCAGTTGTTGCCGCTGCACCGGCGACCGTTGCAGCCTTTTTGCCGCCTTTCAGCACTTCCATTGCCTTTGCCAGCAGACCTTTCTTTTTCGGTTTTGGCTTGGGTTTAGAGGCATCCGGCTTGCCTTTACCGTCCGGCAGCAGATCTCCGGCTACGTCAGCCACATCAGCAGCAGCTGACAGAGGTCCGCGTTTACGGCCGCGGCGTTTACGCCTGCCCGGAATCAGCGAGTCCATCAGCCCGCCAGCGCCTTTACTGGACGTATGAGACAGCTTTTTGACTTCCTCGCGCACGTCGTCCAGAGCATCCACAATGCGATCGTCATTAGCGGCGATAACTTTGGTTTGTTCCTGCGTGACCTGGATAGCCTTAGCCTGTTGAGCGTTTTTAAAACCGTCTGCGGATTTTGGCTTACCGATTGCTGGTGGCGTTCTGGCTTCGGTAGTTACAGGTGGATGAATTAATGGAGGCTCCATTTTCAGCGCAGCGTTGCCTTCCGTTTTACCCTGCATGAAGTTTTTTAGCGTAACGACGTTCTTACCGACTTCGGCAGAAATGTCATACATACCTTTACCCATCATCCAGAGCGGACCACCAGCAGCCGTGCCAGCAATGTCTGCGCCTGAAGACATACTATCGCTGTTCGTTTCAGTGGCAGATTCCAGCATGCTCCCCAGTGATCGGAAAAATCCCTGCTGCTGTTTTTGCTCAGCGCGGCGCGCATTTTTTTCCTGAGTTTCAGCTGACGCAGCGGCAGAATCTGTACGTGCTTTAAAGCGGCCTCCTGCATCACGACCAGGCGTTTTACCCCCAGCCGTATTGGTTTCAGATTCCACTTCTGAATCAGCTTTCGACTGACGAACAGAACGTACATTTCTGACACTTGAAACGCCACCAGTAACACTCAAGTTGGTTTTTTTATTACCTTTTAAAGGTAAATATTCTTCACTTAGCTGCCCTTTAGACTGCCTCCAGCTATCTAAAGACACGGAATTTTTGTTTTTATTACCTTCTAAAGGTGATTTATCACCTTTCAAGCGTCTTTTTGTGACACTTAAACTGTCATTTATTTCTGTAGGTAATTTTATTTTACTTTCTGTCCTATTTTTGTCCTTTAAAGCGTCATTTTTATTATTGATTTTTTCTTTTCTTTCTTCACCTCCTTGCCGGGAAAGGGATCGTGTAACACGCACCCCTGTAGTCTCCTGGCGGTTATTCAAGTGTTGAGAAGGGCGTAATTTCGATATTTCCTGACGTATAAGAGCCATTTCCGTTAGTTGGTCACGGCTGGCAATCTCAATTGCGTCAATAATCTGGTTTAATTCCTGGAAATTCTTCATTCAGATCCGCTTCTGCTTCTTCTCAATTGTTCTGTGAGCGTGTTGTTCATCTGAATAGCGCGCCATAAAGGTAGTGCGTCAACGTCACCTACGGGCTGGCGGGCTGTCAGCGTCAGGTTGTCAATGATGGTTAGCCATCCACTGAGGTGAAAATCGTGGAACAAAAAATCCAGAGCGAAATGGGATAAACAGTTGAGTCGTGTTCATCTGCATGCCCTCCTTTTCGCAGGCGCATGGCGGGAGCAGAAGACGAACCTCACCCTGTGTGATTTGCATCAGTAGGCCATGCCGGAGATTGCGCTGCATCAGCTGAATGTGAGCCACCAGCGGCGCGAACTCGAGATCGGGAACCATACTTTCCAGTATGTCGAAGCGGCGATTTGCGGCCTCTTCATAGTCTTCCGGATCGTCATCTAACGCGGTGAAAAGCGCGAACTCCGCGATGCGCATGCGCATAATGGCGGCTTCATAATCCAGAGCGTCAGCATCCGGCAGACCGGCGCGCATACGCTCCAGCATTTCCTGCCCGCGCCCGGTCAACGGCTTAAGTGTCCACTCAGTCGGTACACCATTGACCGGGACATTGACGCGCTCATAGGGCGCAATGGTCAGCAGCTCAACGGTCTCCGCCAACTCGCCCAGATCAAAGTCATAGGTGTGAAGCTCCTGGCAGTGCTCACAGCTGTAGTGAAACGCCTCCAGGTTATCAGCGCGGCTGTTAATCATGATCCACCACAGCGCTGTGCGTCGTTCCTGTGCGGTCCAGTCGCGGCTATCATCAATCGGGCCTTCCTGCAGTGCATTCAGGTATTCCGTAACGCGCCGCTCGTCGCCGAGCACGTCGGGAGAGCAGTACTTTAGGGCGTCTTTGATCACGGGCTGACGGAAGATGATTTCAGTAGTAGGGCGCGACGCCAGCGGCAGTGGAGGAATGATCACTGTGTTGTCCTTCAGAATTTAATGAGGTTTGATGCGGATGATTGAACCTGGTTTGTAATTCCCCCGGTTACTCCTTTCAGCAATCCGTTTGCGAGACTTCCGGCGCTGGTGTACTTCACGAACGTCACCGGAATGGTGGCAAACTCGCCTACGGCATCACGGGCGCGGGAAATCTCACCGATCGTAGTGATAAAGCCTTTCATTTCCTCTTCCAGCGTGGCGCGACCGTCCTGTGAGACGCGATAGATCCGGATGTTAAGCAGGTAGGCTGGCGGCAGATTAAAGGTGCCGTCTCCGTTATGGATCCGCGCACGATGCTCCTTAAACTTCTGGAGAAGTTCGCCATCCTCGTTATCACGAACGGTCATCGAGACAGAGCCCGCCGTAACGTGAGTGGGCTTCACAAACTCGTTACCGCCAATCAGCTTGCTTTCAGTCTCAACATTGCCCGTGCTGTAGGTGATATCTTTCACGTACATGTCCACGCGGGAGAAGCCGTCTATCTCGATGTTCCACTGCCAGCCCTGCGCATAACGGATGCGCATAGCCATTTCAAGGATGGTTTTTGCATTGGCCAGTTCAGGTGGCAGACCGCCATACGATGCGCCGGCGCCGCCGCTCATGCTGGCGGAGGCACGGGATAGAATGTTGGATATCAAATTGCTTCCGGCCTGTTTGGCCGTGCTGGTGGCAAAGCCTTTGATGTTCCCAGCCAGGCCGTTAAAAAAGCTCATAGCGCCCCCTTACCACGTGCTCATTGCGGGAATGATTGCCCGGCTTGCGGAGATCTGCATTTCCAGATCGGTTTTACGCTGGTGGAGCGTTGCCTCGTCCGGCAGAAAGGATGCGTCAAACTTCCCGGCGATGTGCAAACGGCGCAGGCGCTCTACGTTCGGGATAGCGATCAGCACTTCCAGGTAGTCTTCAAGCAGCCCGGTAATGTCTGCCGGTAACTGCGTTTCTTTGTAATCGCAGTCGCGGATATTGCGGAAGTAGAGCAGGGTAAACGGCCATTTCTCGCGGCCAGTCAGCTCAAGCTCAATGGTTGAATCGTAGGGATCGGCATATACCAGCGCGCCATTGAAGTCGTTCACGTTTACCAGAGACAGGTAATCAGACGGAAAAGGGAGGCTTGCGCCCCCCGTTTTCTCAATGCGTTTACGGCCTGGTACACCGGCCCGATCCTGATAAACGCCGAGTGCCTGGCGGAGAAGGCTGGTTAACAGCGCTTCTTCATCCACCAGCAGCGTCGTGAAGCGCGCTTTGACGGCCTCAAGCAGTTCGACCGGCGTCATGATTATTCAGCCCAGTTGTACACAACGCGCAGCGGCATCTTCACAGCTGCAGTGGTGTCTTCAGAGCCAAAATCCACGGCATCCGAATACACCTTACAATGCAGGTAACTGCGGGTCAGGCCAGCGCTATCACCGCCGTTAGACTCTGCTGCAGCAGCAAACGTGAGATCCACATATTCCTTGTTAAGCACCATCTTGCGGACCGCTGCAAACACGTCGCCTTTGATGGTTTCAACACAGGTCATCTGGAACTCGCCAGAGTTCTTAATAGAACCATGCTGATTAAACTTCATGCCACCTGGTGCCACGTCTTCAACGTCCTCACGGGCCATTTCCGGCAGCTGCGTGGTACGGATCAGAATAGAGAGGTTTGGGTAGCCTTTAACGGTCATCCAGTACTCAGAGCCGATAAGTTTTTCACCCGCGGCAAGGTTCTGGTTAAAGCGCTTTTTCAGAAAAGCCGTGTCGGCTTTCGTGTTGGAAAATCCGGACATTATTT